GAGATTTTCAATGCAGAAGCCTTAGAAGTGGGCATAAAGTGCAATATACCGTGTCTACTGAAAGACGGTTATTCCAATCGCGCATTGACTGCAACGATTACAAAGATTGAATACATGGACGGAATAAACACCGACCTGCATACAGATAAATGTGTCTATGCGCTCCACCTTGCAGATGTAAAACAGAAGATGTCTTTGCAGGAAGAAATTAAACGCATACATGATGAATACTACAACGGCGGAAAGTTTATAAAGCCGAGTCTCAAATACATCGTTGTTATTGACCAGACCTTCGGACAGCATGGCGATGATTTTTATGTGTGCAATCATCTGGATAAAGCAAAAGAAAAAGCATTGGAATTACTGCCTTTAACAAAAGAATGGGTAGAAATCTACGAGGTTAGAGAATATAAAGACGGCTTCAAAGCGGTAGAGATTTTCACAATCCATAGCTTTGATAAGGTATTTAGAGAATCTTTCAGCAGCAGCCAGCCTATGCACATTGCATGGCGTACTCGTGGCGACTGTTTGAACGAAAAGGAGAATTAAAAGTATGACGGTAGAAGATTTTGAGAACTACAAAGTTCCAGCTTTTGACAATGAAAAGGAACTTGCAGATTTTATACAGGAAATGATTAAAAACGGAAACTCTTATAATAATGCACCTTACGCAATGGCATTATCGGCATACGCTGCCTTTGACTATGTGGCAAGAAAATTAGGTGTAACAGGTTTTCAAGCTAGTTATGCTGATTTGCACTTCCTAAAACTGACAAGAAAAATGGAAGATGGCTTTCAGATTTTGAACTATTCATTGCTGCTTTATCCGCAATTTAAATACAGGTTTGATGAAATTTCTTTTGACAAGTTGATAAAAGATAATCTTCCACATTTACAGGAAAAAGCAAAGAAATTATTAGCAGAGAACGAAAAACACGCTGCAACTGCTGTTGTAAATCATTGGAAGAAAATTATAGCAATGGAAGTAAAGGAAGGTGGCAAAGTTGAAGCGTAGAAAGTGGACTAAAGAAGAGCGTAAACGGATATACCAGAAGTACAAAGGACATTGTGCCTATTGTGGCTGCAAAATCAGAATCGAAGAAATGCAGATTGACCACATTGTAGCATTAAAGCGAGGCGGAGCTGATTCAATCAAAAACGCAAACCCTGCCTGCAGAATGTGCAACAAGTATAAAGACACGCTGACATTGTACGACTTCAAGAATTGGCTTCTTGCAGGTGTTATAAGCCGCCTGCAGAAACTGTTTATTTTTCGTATTGCAGAGCGGTACGGAATGATAACTGTAAACAAGTGGGATAAGAAATTTTACTTTGAGAGGATTAAGAAATGAAGAAAAACTGTTTGAATTGTATTCACCCAAGAAATCTAGGCGACCGTATTTCATGCCGAGCAGAGCCGGGAGCTTGCGACCATGCTTTTGTAATTTCTATCAAAGAAGCTGAAAACTATTGCTGTGAGGAATATATGCACAAAGACGCAAGAAATAAGTTTAACGAAGAATGTGATGAAAATTGCATTGTTCATAAACTTGTAACTCACAACACTTGTCTTTTCTGTAATGCGCTACGCAATTCTCCACATTTACAAAATGATGTAACTGAAAAGACAGATAAAGAGATTGAAGAAATGCAGAGTGAGCTTGAAAAGGAGTTTGCTTTATGAAAGAAAAGGAAATAAATGTTATCGACTTTCAATGTCCGTATTGGGGGCATGACTTTTGTGTAGATTCACAAAAGAAAAGGTTAGTTACCGCTCATGGCTGGTATAGTTCTTCTATTGCTATGGGCATAAATAAATATCAGCTTGAAAAAGGGGCGATTGTTGTTAAACGCTGTAAAAACGGCGGGTATTGGTTTGGAAGGGTAAAGAGCATTGAATGGGCAAACGACCCACAGGATATGTTTTTCTGCAAGTGCAAGACGATTGTAAAAGACCGTCAGTTAAGCAAGGCAGAATACAATTACATTCAGAAAACCTATTTTGGAGAGGACATACAATGAAATACACAGGTGATTTATACGCCAAAATCGGCAGAAAATACCTCAAATTGGAAATGACCTCAACCGATGTTGATAACCTTGAATTTGAAAACAAAAAGCTAAAGCAAATTGTTGAAGATAACAAACAAGGCTATAGAAGCGTAAAAGACGCTTTACCGCCGTCTGACGGTCTTTTCTATGATGTAATGGGTATTCTCTGGAATGACAATATATGCGGCGGCTACAACTACCACAGAGGACAGTATCAAAACGGATTCTTCTTTTTTGACCATTCAATGTATCTGCAAAAAGAAGATTTCAGAAACTCAAACACACAGAAGAAAGTCATTGCATGGAAGCCGCTTCTAAAATGCACAAGTGACCAGATAACAGAATTTTGCGAAAAGCAAGGAGTGTTGTAAGTATGGAAAATAATAAGGCAAAAGGTGGTCTAACCTTTTTGGAAGTATTGCAGCTTATTTTTATTGTGCTGAAACTTTGCAAGGTCATAAAGTGGAGTTGGCTTGTAGTATTCTTGCCAAGTTTAATTCCTTTGGGAATTGTTATTATTCTGCTTGTCGTGCTTTTTATTCTGAATGTAAAAAGGGAGAAAATGGAAGATGATTGATTTGAACGATTTAGCCTACAAAATGCGGAATGTCGCTTATGTTCGGAAAACGAATGGTGCAAATGTTGATACTGATACAATGGCAATGCTCAAACATTGTGCTAGTGAAGTTGTAGAAGCAACAGAAGCCTACAATACACTTGATTCTGCAATCAATGATAACTGCGAATATGAAAGAAACATAATCGAATTACAGGAACACTTTGAATCAGAGCTTGCTGATGTTATCGCCTGTATTCTGATTATCTGCGCAAACAAGCCAACTATAGACATTGAAGAAGCCCTGCAAAAGTGCTTTCAGAAGAATCTTGCGAGAGCCGAAGGGAGAGGTGACAAGAAATGAAACCATGTGATTTATGCGGAAAAGAAGAAAGCGAGTTTACCGTCACAAGTAAACACCTTTCTCACATTGTCGAAAACATTCCAGACAGATTGAGAGGAAACAGTAGCCATATTCATAAACATATCTGTACGGAATGTTTTGTAAAACTCTTTGATAACAATACTTCAAAACAGGAGGAAAACGCTTAGAATCCTTGTAGACAAGGTTGCTTTTGCGAATTGTGGTAAAAGCGTAATTTTGTAAACCGTGGCTTTTTAGCAAGTAGAAAATCCGTATATACAGACTTCTGCGTATACGGTAAGCGTGACGGACTTTGAATTTCTGCTTTCTGACAGATTGCAGAAAATAAAATCAATGAATGAATTGTACGACTTGGAACATAAAGCCTACATTTCTTTCAGCGGTGGAAAAGATTCAACGGTGCTTAGTGCATTGTTTGATTTAGCCCTTCCCGGTAATCAGATTCCTAGAGTTTACATAAACACCGGGATTGATTATCGGGCAATAGTGGATTTTGTGAAGGAATACGGTAAGCGTGACGGACGCTTGCAGATTATAAAACCTTCTCAAAATATAAAGAAAATGCTTGATGAAAACGGTTATCCGTTCAAATCAAAAGAGCATAGTCAAAAGGTGGCTTTGTATCAGCATAGCGGAATGTGTAAGACTGTAAGCAATTATCTAGGCAATGGAACAAAGACAAGTTTTCTTTGCCCGGATAAACTGAAATACAACTTTACACAATGCTTTACACTGAAAGTTTCCGATAAGTGCTGCTACAAATTGAAGAAAGAGCCTGCGGCGTTATGGTCAGAGAAAAACAAAAGACCAATAACAATAACAGGCATAAGACAAGAAGAAGGTGGATTAAGACAGAGCCTTACATCGTGTACCGTTTTTTATGATGCCGACTGTAAGAACTTACACAAATTTCACCCGCTTTTAGTTGTATCTGATGAATGGATAAATGACTTTGTAAAGAACTTTAACATAGAGCTTTGCAAATTATATTATCCGCCCTACAACTTTAAGCGTACAGGCTGTAAAGGCTGCCCCTATTCTGTAGATTTGCAAGTGCAGCTTGATGTTATGTATGTTTACTTCCCGGAAGAAAGGAAGCAATGTGAAATGATATGGCACAAGGTTTATGAAGAGTACAGGAAAAACAATTACCGACTTCAAAGAACCTTGTTCGATACTTTGTAAAAGTCAGTTGTCAAACATTTCTTTACAACTGAAAAAAAAGGAGCTTTATATTATGAAAAAATACGACAGTAAAAAGGACACAAGAAAACATATTAAGCGCGTTGCTCATTATCTTGCTATCTGCAAGAAAGAACTTACAAGAAAAGCAAAGCTGCATGATTTTGACAAAATCCATGACAAAACCGAAAAAGCGATGTTTGATGAATACACACCAAAATTGAAGCATTGTACCTATGGAAGCGAGGAATACAAAAGTTTTCTTGCCGGGCTAAAACCTGCTCTTGATATTCACTACAAGAAAAACAGACATCACCCGGAACACTTCGCGAACGGCATAAAAGACATGACATTGCTTGACCTTTTGGAAATGCTCTGCGATTGGAAAGCAAGTTCAGAACGCCATGCAGACGGCAATATCTACAGGTCAATCGAAATCAATCAAAGCAGATTCGGCTATTCAGATGAAGTGAAAGACATTCTAAAGAATACCGTGGATTTTCTTAATTCAATCAAGTAAAAGTCAGTTGTTAAGTAATCCTTTACAACTGAAAAAGCGAGGAAATATGAGCGAAATAAAACTGAAAAAAGGCGACAAGGTTGTAATGCACACTTGCCTAGAATCAAAAGGAAAGAATTTAGGTAAGGTCTGGACTTGCCGTACCGACAGTTTCAAATGCGAAGCTGGTATAGAAGTTGTATTTCTTGAAGGTTTTTCCGGCTTCTTTTACACAAAGTTTCTACAGCCTGTAAAACTTGATTCATTCGTAAAGGAAAAACTCAATAAAGCAGAAAATATTATTCGCGATTTGTATTACATAATACAAGGCAGAGTTGATTATGAAAATAACATACAAATTAAAGACAGCATGGATTTAGCACAAGCCTTTCTGAATGAGGTAAAATAATGAGTATCTTAAACGAAAAAACAGAAGAAACATCAAAAAAAATACACCTTATGGTAACAAATCTCTGTTCAAGACATTGCCCTAATTGCTGCAATAAATGTTATTCTTTAGATGATATTCCGCTTGTTACGGAAGATGAATTAAAGAACTGTGAAACACTGTTCCTTACAGGTGGAGAACCTTTTGAATTCTGTAATGTGGACGCTCTGGCAAAATATTACAAAGAACATTATCCGAATATAGAGAATGTAATAGTTTATGGCAATGTCAAAGAGTTTGCAGGTTATCTTTTTCTTGCAAACGGAACTCTGAATTATGTCGATGGCGTTTCATTATCAATCAAAGATAAAGAAGATTTGGATATTTGGAACAGGTTTGCTCATGACTTTATGCACCATAGCGGAAAAATCAAGAATCTTATTCATAATCGTTTATATTGTTTTATAGATGTTGAAATTATAGTAGCCGATAGATTCCCGATAATACTAAGAAAATGGGTAGATTACAAAGTATGGAAGCCCGCTGATGATTCCATTTTCAGAAGAGCTTTCTAAAGGAGATAAAAGAAAATGAGAACATTTGACGATTTGCTTGAAAAAGAAAATATAATTAAGGAAGATGCTAATGCAGGCAACAGTCCACTTGACGCTGATAGAGCATTTAAAAAAGAAATGAAAGCATATCCAGACGAAACCTTGGGAATTAGCGATATTCATAAATATTCGCATAAACTGTTTGCCGCTTTTGGAAAGTTAGAGTTTAGAAGTACATTCAATAAAGCAATACAGGCTTTTTATCTTGAAAGAGGTTTGTATGTTGTTCGTTCTCATAGTATGGGTAAATATCAGTACACACTTGTTGAAGCAAGTTCTGAAGAAATGGCAATAAGAAAATGTATGTAAGGAGATTGAACTATGTTAAAACGCTTTTTTAAATCACTTCGCTTTTATATCCGCTGTGTCGGATTGAAAAACGCCCTGTTTATTGAGCTTCCGGCTTTCGTACAAATGGCAAAAGAAAACAGGATAAAAGAATATCCGTTTTTAAGTGACTTAGTTGATTGTATGGAAGATTGCGAAGATGCCTATTTAGGATAAAGGTGGTAAAATAAATGGTAGATAATGAAGTCAGATTAAAACTGTTAAAAGAGTTGCGAGAAACAAACTTTGCAGCATATACAACAAAATATGGCGAAAAGGCAGGCTTCTTTTTTGCCGCTGCATTGCCTAGAGAGTGCCATATTGCAGAACTTGAAAAAGAGAAAGACGCATATAAAAAACTACTTTCTAAAGCAAGGAAAATAATAAATGTACTTAAAGATGATTTGTCTATGTATTCTGGTGGTTATCAGAAAGAAATAGCAGAAGTAGAGGAATTTTTAAGTATTTCGGAAATTCTGGTTAAGTAAGGTGAGAAATGACAGATTTTAAGAAGGTTACCCACATTAAGACAGGTGATACATATTTTGTTATCAAGCGTGATGTAATTGAATGTACAAATGGTCGTGAAGATAAGAAGTATGTGATTTATTGCAAGGGAATAAAAGACGCAAAGTTCTTTTGTCGAGAGCAAGAAGAATTTGATAAGAAGTTTAAGTAATTCACAAAACAAAGGAGTAACTATGTTTGAGAAAGATAAATACGGTTATCCACTTGAAAATTGTGATGTTGTAATAACTTTGAAAGACAATCAAGTTTTTAGAGGTAAGTACGACCCAGCAATTGGCTTTATGACTTCTGATGGAAGGATGATTTGGAAAGAAAATGTTTTATCCTATAAAATCATTAAGGAGTAACTATGAGACATTATGATATTACATTGAAATGTAGAAGCGGTGCATTAGAAATATTTGAAGTTTGTTTTAATAAAAAGAAAGAAGTGTTCCATTATGCTTTGGACTGTTTTGAGGATAAGCATACAGAGTGTAAAATCTTTTACAAAGGTAAAATGATTATGATGTATAAAAAAGGAGAATAAGCTATGAGAGATTTTACACCAGAAGAAAAGAAACAAATTGATAAACTCGCATACAAAGCAGAAGATTTGTTTTTCAAATATCTTAAAACCTGCGAACAAATAGAAACCTTGCTCAATAATAAGAATCCAGATGAAGAAGAAAATCTGCATGAAGTTCTTTATCAAATGGGCGATGGTATTTGTGTTGCTTATTCTGAAAGTAATTCAAATGTCGATAACAACATACCAATAGCAAGATATATAAAAGGTGATAGAGTATGAACAAACGGCAATATAAGAAACTGATTAAAAGTTATTTCCTCTGCTTTGGCGATTCCAAGAAAAAGAAACACCTTTGTTCTGTTATGAAGCTGCTGAAAAGGAATAATATCAGTATCAGCTTCACCGTATCTTCAAACTTTGCAATTCCTGTTTCTATCACAGGCGGCAAGTGTGAAATTCCGTTAAATACATTGCCTAAGATAAAATTGCCGGGTATCAAAATACCTGCACCAAAAGACACTCGTACTGCAGGCTGTGGTATTCTTGCGGGCGGAAATTGGCAAGGTGAACTTTTGAACACCCTTCCTGTCCGAAGCCTAAAAGAAGTTTCGTTTATACACTCTATACAAACGCCTGTTTTCATTTCTGATAACGGAGAAATCCGGGAAAAGAAACCTTTATGGTGGTGGGAACATAACTAGCACCATTATAATAGAAGATAAAAAAACGGTCAGCATAAAACCGACCGTTTGATTTATTCGTTTTCTTGATTATCCGTACCCTGCATTTCAAGAATTTCTTTCCAAGTATAACCCAAATCAAGCAGATTATCCGTTGAATCCTCTGTATTTGAATCTTCCTTGTTTATATCCCTGTACCATTCACGAATTCCCTCTTCTGTGTAGGTGTTCGCAAAGTTATATACAAGTTCCAGATAATCCTCGTCAATCGCGTTTACCTGTTGTGGCAGAACCCGAAAATAAACCGCCGCCCACAGTTTCAGAAATGTCTTTTTTGTGAGCCTTTTCTGTATTTTCTGATTCTTTATTGTCTGAAAACATTGACTGCACTTTCTGAAAAAATGTCCATGCCTCAACGAAAAGCGAATCAACGAATTCCGTATCTGGCATATCCCCCCATGAAAAGTTTTTGTTTCTCTGTTTTGCAGCTTTATACCAATCTGCACCGTCAATCACGACAATATCAAGTGTCGCAATCTCATTCAATCTGCTGTTTGCAGCCGGAGTGAAACTTTCTACAGGTACACCGCCCCTTCTGCTTGCTTCCAGCAAATCAATAGCTGTTCTGTCTTTTTCTTTCGGGAACTTCACAACAAAGTCGCCGCGTGAAGTGTGGATAGTCTTTGTTATCTGTTTTCCCAAGATGATAGCATAGAAAATATCATCTTTCTGCTGTTCTGTACTCTCTTCTTCTTTCTCTACGATTTCGTCAGAGATTTCAAATTCTTCTTCGTCTGCTTTAGCCATTTAGTTACTCCCAAAAAAAGATTTTAAGACAGGGCGTATATTTCAACGCCCCGCCTTTTATTCGTTACAATACCTGCTCGTAGTCTGCACCGTTCTTGTAGTCCACAAGCTGAATGTCTACAGAAACCTGCACATAGTTTTTGCCCTGTGTATTCTCTGCATAGCGAGAAGGAACGCCCCAAGTACCGTAACCGATAATTGAACCGCTCTTCTTGTCTTTCAAGCAGATATAAGGGATTTTTGCGCCGTTCTCGCCGGAAATGATTTTCTTTGCATCCGGGTTGAAGTTTTTGACGCTCTTTCCGTCTGTATAATATTCGCTTGAAACATTCTTTGCCGGGATAAGTCCAGAAAGGTGAATTGTGGCATTGATACCGACAATATCAACCGATACAGGAACGATTTCACCCAATACATTGGCTTTCTGAACTTCCATGTCCTTTGTTGCGCTGTATTCAGAAGAAAGTCCGATTTTCTCTGCCCCAGCCCCGGAATCGTCTTGAAAGTCAACATATACATAACAGTCTGTACCTTTTGTGATAAGGTTTCCGTTCTGCGTAATATTTGCCATTTGTTACTCCTCGCTCTTGTAGAGCAGATTGTTGCTTGTTCCGAAGATGAAGTTATTCGGAGTACGCAAGAATCTGTCATAGTCAACATAAGTTTTATCAGCGTCAAAGCGAACTCTGATGTTGAAAACATCTTCCTGTTTGTCGTTCTTTGTAATCAAGCCCGACTTGTACCACTCTTCGGCGCGAGCAATAAGGATTCCCTTAATGTCGCTCTCGTCCGGCGCGTCATTTGTACCGATTTTGCGTGAATATGCAGCGCGGAAATCTCTATCCATGAACAGAGCTTCGCGAACACAAGAACGCTCGTTCAGAGCAAGGTTGTCACTCTGATATGTAGTCATGGCACGAATACAAACAAGGTTATCATCATCATTCTTGCCGAACGGCATAATACCGTTTGCAATCATTGTTTCGTAATCGTCCGAACCTGTGAATTCGGTTACTTTGATTACCTTATTTGTCAGCGGATTACCGCTACCCATTGAGTTTTCCATACCTGCGGCTTTACAAGCGAGCAATGCACCGCTCATGTATTCGTTTTCACCTGTCAGCGGGTTGCTTGCTTTCATGCCGTTAATGACAAGTGAGCCGTATTCTGAATTAAGTTCAGCAGCTTCCGCAATTCCCTGTTCCAGAGTTGAGCCATAAGCCATACCAACAAGGAACATTCTTTCTTTCTTCTGCGCAACTGTATTGCAAGAAGCACAGTGATTAGAAATAAGAACATGGATTTTCTTGTCTGTTGACGGTGTGGTAATAGACTGAATCTTCTCTTTTGCAAGAGCGTCAAGAGCGTCTGACCAATCGCCTACAGTAGAAGTGCCTGCTGTTGCACCGCTGAAATATACATAGCCGTCATTGTTGTCCGGCAAGATACGGCTTGCATTTTCTGCAAGTTCTGCGTTTCCGCTTCCGATGTACTGAACTTTTTCCAGAGCCTCAATCAAAGCCTGTACATTGCTGTAAAACTTTGTTGCGGTTGTAGAAAGAGCTGTTGCAGAGCAAACATCAAGCTCTTTTGTTGCAGCACCTTCTGTTAAATCAAGAAGAGTTGCAGCGTAAATGTCTGTGTCGTTGATTCTTGAAACGAGTTCAGAAACGGTTTCAATATCAGTCCAAGCGAATTCAAAAACATCAACAGCCTCGCCCTCTTCCAATGCTTCAAGTTTGATTCCTGTAGATGTGATTGTACACTTCGGAGATGTACCGTCACCGTTATAGATGATTGAGAAAGAAGGACGTTCGATGTTATCAATGCTTCCTTCGTTTCCTTTGAAAGAATACATCAGCTTCTTTCCTGTTGTGCCGCTTTTCAGCCAGAGTTTAAGCTGATTAGCAGGAACACCGTAAATACTTGACTTAACATTGATAATCGGATTATCGCCGTTTTTCATTACAAGTGTTGCCTGTGTGTTGCTGTTTACGATATAACCGTAAACATACTGCGGAACAAAGTCATTCGAGCCGTTGAACGCATGAAGAACACCGTTGAGCAATTCACCACCGAGAAGAGCATTTTTTGCGTCTGCTGGAGTAGCGAATTTAAGAAGTGTCCGCGGTTTACCCGCACTTGAAACACCCATTACTACGAGCTTGTCATTACCAAGCCCGGTAGTTGCAGCAACCGTATTTCTACGAGTATAAACGCCCGGAATAAGATGTTCTGTCTTTTTGCCCGCTGATTCAAATACTGCTGGACTTACACCCATTTTTTGCCTCCTACCTTACTTTTGTACTCAAGAGCTGGTCAACAATCGCTTTCCACTCTGTTTCTGTTTTCGATACTGCTGCGTATTCGCATTTCAGTATTGCCTCAATTCCGCTTTTCTGCGGATTCTTTTGCAGAAAACGCACAACACCCATTTTTTTCTCTTTTTTCGGAGTTGTTGTCGTGCTGGTGGCGTTATCTGCCTTAGTTGTGTTTGACATAGTTATGTGCCTCCGCTTCTATATCTTGACTTATCTTTGCCTTGTCGGTGTCGAGTACGACTTGCGCGATAAGATAATTCACCTCGAAAGTAATCATTGCCCCGGAAAGTGCAATGTCAAAATCCATGTTGTAGTTATTGCTTCGCTGACCGTGTACGCTTCCATCGTCAATAAGCGGGTCGAAAAAGTTATATCTTTCGGAAAGAATCTGTCTTAAATCCCCGGCAATAAAAAGCCGTAAAACTTCGTAAACCTCGTTTTTTACCTGCTCATTGTCAGCCCAGATTTCAACGGAAATTCGGTCTGTCCTTCGTATCTCAATCTTGTTTCCGTAAACTTCGCCCTGCTTCTTTGTGACCTTCTTCAATTCCTTGATAACATCTTTTGAAGTAACTGCACATAATCCCGGAATCTTCTTACCTGCTTTTACGATATGTCCGTTTGAATCTTTGAAATCGCTGTCGTATGTGTTGCTTGCCCAATCGTCAATATCTTCATCAGTAAAAGCAACAGGCGTTACCCATGCTTTCAATTCTTCCAGAGCGGGTGTTTTGTCGTCCGTTGCCGTTGTAACTGTTATTGAAGGGAAACTGTCTGCTACAGTCTTTGTGTTATGCAGATAAAGGCTTGCAAAAGGGTGTCTGTTTGTTGCTTCGATGTGGAAATTCTGATAAAGATTATCTGCGTCTATGGCTTCCAGATAGTCATGTATAAGGGAAACTATAACTTGTTCAAGAATGATACCGCGATTAAGATAGTACCGTGCCATGTCCGCTATTCCTTTTTTTTCGTGCAACAAAAAAGGCAGCACAGATAAAAACACGGAATTCCGCACTTCTACCCCTGCTGCCTTTCATAAGGAATACAGATGTAACATACCAATTATGGCACTGTAATTTATTCTATATTAAAGCAAAAAGCCCCTGTTGTCAATTTAATCAACTGCCTTGAAATCGCTCCCAATCAGCCTTTATTGCAGCCTGTACAGATTCTGTAAAATCCTTTTCAAAGGTCTTTTTTAATCCGCCGACTACATCTATAGCGTCTGTGTGCCTATGCTGAATCCACTTGTCAGCCGCCGACTTTGCGCTTATGACACGGAAAGTGAAATAAGTACCGTGATTGCCGTTTTTATATGCGCTATCTTCCATGCGCACCATTCCAGCGTCATATCCTGTCAAATTGCCGTTTTTGTCGGTGTGCTGCGCTTCATCTTCCGAAACTCTGCCGCCCCAATTATATTCATGTCGCAAGATGTCCTCGCCCCTTGCGTTTGGCTCTGTGTGCATTGTCGGCAAGCGTGAAGATAAAGCCCGGCTTCTCAATGCTTTCTGTATTCCAGCTGGAACAACATTTCTAAAATGTCCTGTACCTGTTCCCCAAGAGAACGGAACAATCAAATAAGGCGAACCGTCTTTTTTATTCAATCGGCTTTTCTTTCCGTTTAACCACGGACTATCAGCAGCTTTCATGTCGATTGTTTCATCTTTGCCGTGCTGATAATCAGCCATTAAAGGATGGTCGCTGAAAATCGTATATTCAAAAGCCCAGCTTCTTTCCGGGCTATGTTTTACAGAAGCGGCAAGTTTAGAATTTGGCTTCGGAATGTTCTTTATTCCCGGAATATCGCCGCCCATAGCCCAGCCTTTCCAAGTGTTTTCAATGGTCATTGCACAATCCCATAACTCTTGTTTAGTCAAAGGGAATGTACTGTTAAAGCCCTCGTTTCCGTAACGAGCCATAGCAAAAAGAGCGTCTAAACCTGCCTGTCCGTTTATCTGTATTTTAATACCTTCGGTCATTGCCTGTTCACTCCCCTTGTTTCGCTGTAACTGCTCATAAGCTGTACGATAGCTTTCTTCGGGAATCGCTGATTTTCAGAGCTTCTTAACTGCGGGATATTCTTTACAACCGTATAAGTCGGATAAACCTTATAGATGATTGAATATCCTTCGCCATTATCCGGCTTATTTTCAGAAATCCACTTAATAGAATTCGTACCGACAAGAACATAATCAACGCCGTTTTCATATTCGCTATCCTTGCCGATTATCTTCACAATGCTTTCAATGAAAAAAGCCGGGATTGTGTCATAGTCTTTTTTTGTTCGCACAATCATAGATTTCTGCGTAATTGTTCCGGCTAAAACCGTCAAAACATCATTTTCCGAAACATCACAGGAATAAGGGAATGTCACAACTGCGTCACCGTGAGCAGCTTCCATTTGTGCAATGTCAACCTTATTAAGATTCTGATTCAGCACGGCAAAAGTGAACGGCTCAATATACTTGATGTTTTTTGCCGTCAAATTTCCTGTCGGGTAAACTTCCGTTTCTTCCCCTGTTTCTTCATCTTCAACAATCTTTGGCGGAATATATGCAAGGTTTAATCGGTATTGCTCAACCTCAAATTCCTCACCTTCTTCATCAGTAACACTTTCAATGCTCAAAATATCTGCAGGCGCGGTGTAATAAATGCCCTCAATATTTAGCCGTTTAGATTCAATTCCCGGAACTTTATAATAGTTTCCGCCGCAATCTTCAAGAATCGTATTTTCAATAGTCTTTGCAAGTTCCCGATTCAAAACTACATTGTAATATGACCCCCTTACAAATCTATCTGTATTCAAAGCAATAAACTGTCCGTATTTTCGAGCGTTGCTGTAAACCTTTCCGCTCTGGTCGTAAACCTTTACAAGAGAATCGTTTGTATAATCTTCTGAAACAGTAAGAATTCCGTTAAGGTCTACCGTTGCCGTTGTCTGTAAAACCTGCTCTTTCTGATTGCCGTAAATATAACCGCGTCCGCCGCACTTCTCGCAATGTGGGTCGGGCTGTTGCGTATTCTTTTCGACACAAGGACACATTGCAGCCGTCCGCCACCGTACCCACTGACCGTGACGCTTAATGAGAGCTTCGTAATTTGCTCGCCCTAAACTTAAAACTACAGGCGAATTTTCTGAAAGTCCAACTCCGATGATTTTACCCTCGCTTGCACATTACAGGTGTTGTTAAAGCTCTTTCTACACTCCAACCTTTTCTTAATCGTTCGTCAAGAGTGTTGTATTTCATACCTAATTCGTCAGCCCACTGTGCTATGGTCTGTGTCTTATTGTTATAGGTAAGCCTTACATTGCTTCTTTTATTGTTTTGCTGCGTTTTCTGATTTACCCATCTACAATTCTCCGGGCAATAATTACCATTATTATTGATACGGTCTATTGTAAGGTTTTCAGAATAACCATTGTTTAATGCCCATTTCTGGAATATAGAAAAATCGTGCCATTCTTTGCAAACGGTTATACCTCTTTCAAGATAATCTTTTCTTGCTTTCTCTGATTTTGCCGTTTCGCAACGGCGTTTCATTGTAGACCAAATATAATAAAGCCTAGATTCGGACAAACCATGTGTTTTTTGTCGTTTTGAAACAACTTCTTTACGCAAACAACCACAACTCTGAACTGTTCCCCGCTTCAAATCTTTAGAACTTGTAATCTTTTGATTTCCGCATGAGCAATTACAAAGCCACATAGTGCGTCCGTCTTTTGTAGTGTGCGAATATGATATTACTTTTAGTCGTCCAAAAGTTTGATTTGTTAAATCTGTTCTTCGCATAAAAACACCTCAAAATAAATGCCCCGGAATTACGCAAAGTAAGACCGGGTAAAAAGAAAACTTACACAGTAACAAGCGCAACAACGCCGTTAGAATCAATCTGCAAAGTCTTTCCGTTGTCTGTTGTCTTGTCTGCTGCAAGAACGGCGGCAAGGGCTGTTGTAAGAGATTCTACAGTTTCTTCAAGCTCTGTAACTCTTGCGTTAAGCTGCTCGTTTCCGCCTGCTTCAATCTCTTTTGCAATCTCCTTACCATAAGGACAACCTTTCTTTAATTTACCAAGTGCCATAAAAACACCCCCTAAATTGATTTATGTATTCAGAAATATTTCTGTATACGCTTATTTATGCAGCCTTTGCGTTAAGTTTCTTCTCCAACGCTTCAATATCCGCAATCTCTTCAACAAAACAAGTTCTTACAACTCCGTTGAAATCTACATTCGGATAGCCGCGCTTTGAAAATCCTGTAATTTTTCCCGGCTTTCCGTTGTAAGAAACCTTGCTACCGACTTTCAATCTTGCCATTGCCAATTTACGGTTATTCAGCATTTTGCAAGTTCTGTCTGTCTTTTCATTATACTCTTCCTGCCACTCTTTAGCATAATCCGGCTCGTTCTTTGCCCTTCTCATGTAGTCCAGAGTTTCATAGTCAAGTTTTATATCCAAATCCCTTGTTTCTCTATCCCACTGATAGCCCTTGTATTTCTCTTCCATACGCTTTGCAAGAGCCGGATTGTATTCAGAGAATTTCATAATCAATGGCTTAATCTGGTATTCTTCCGCGTCTTTATCCCACTGACCGTAATAGTCATTGTCAGAAGCGGGCGCGTCCAATTCGTCAATGTCAAAAAGATTCTGCGCACCCTTCATTTTTCCTTCGTTTCTATCTTCCGGGCTTTCCCAATATGTGACCATTCGCCCGGCTGCGTTCATTTTTCTTACAGGTATTAACTGCCCCCAATTTCTGCCCGCAGGCTTTGCTTTCTGTATGCTTTCAGCGGATAGTAACGATTTTTCAACGGTAGTTTTCTGTGGAATGTATGACTTATTAAGCACACATTTCACCTGCTCCGAAAGTGCATAGTTTGAGAAATCTGATTTCTGTAATGTCTGAACACCACCGTTAAGAATGTTCTGCACCTGCTCAAAAATCATAACCTTTAATATCCTTATATAAAGATTCGTCACCATAGCAAGTATGGTATTCACGAGGATTAAACAGCTTCTTAAAGCTGAAATCGCCGATTCTGATAACCTTAATGTTCCAATATCCGAGCAATGGCGGCATATAAGTCACAATGTCGCACCAATGCGCGAACTGCCAAACAGTACCGAAAAACAATCTGCAAATCAGCTTTGTAAAGAAGAAAACCAACGGCTTAGGCGCACCCCAAGTAATTAAATCCGGCTTTCTTCCCGACTGAAAGAAGATTTCTATTCCAACCAATACAGAGCCAGCCCCGCCGTATGAATGACCGCAACAAACCACCTTATAATCCGGGAAGGTATTCATTGCCATTAAAACCTCATTCATCATCAAGCCCTTACAAGAATTGAAAGTAGTCTGCCAGCCTAAACAGGCAAAATACACATACCACTGTCTAACCTGCGGAATGAAGAAGAAAAGGAAGTTTACAATCCAATCAATGATTGAAGTTGAGAACTGCGAAAAGACATAGATTGCCTTATCCTCATGCTCAACTTTTACGCGCCAATCGTAATCAAAAGTATTTGTCTTGTAGTCTATATCCTTCTGATAATTGTAGAGTTCCCACGGCTTCATGCTGATACCCCCAATTTATTAAATACTTCTGATAGGAAAGTGTCTGAACTTGTATTTATTGTTTTTGATGTATTCCTGCACTTCTTTCTGATACACGGCAATACGCGCACCGAAATAGGCACTTGTTGCCGACTGTGTAGAGCTGAACGATTCAGAAATACCGTCCATGCTCAAAGAGCTTGAAGAGAATCCCGACATCAAGCCGTCACCGATGATGTTAAGAAGTGAAATAGCACAAGCCTTGCCGATAATCTGTCTTAAATCGTCTGGAATATCGTCACTTGTTTCAAATCCGGCTTCGTAATCAACGGCATAGAAATAATAATTTCTTAAAGTCTGCTCTCCGTATGGATAAAGCACCTTTGAAACATTATTGAAAGTGTCGCTTCTGCGCCACGGTCTTTTCATAAAGTTAATAACGCCCTTGTCTTTTTCAAGATATGAAGTAGGAAGCAAATCCATAGGATTTTCAGCGGCGTTGAGTAATTCGCATTTTGTAACCTTAATAATAGGTCTTTGCCGTGTTGTAATTCGTCCACGGCTTACAATTTCTTCCTGTCTGAACTTATAAGGCGGCTCTTCCAAATCATAATCGCCTTTTCTTGTTCTTGTTGTCCTTACAAGTCCTCTCTTATCCGGGTTACATCGGATAACTTTTCTTCTGATACAGATATTCAATTCACGCTCCAATTCTGTTATTGCAGCGTCAATAAAATACTGTGTCTGCTCGTCCTTAAACTGCTGTCCGTTTGTAGCTTTAAAATCAGTTCCCCAAAGATAGGTGTATCTAATATCATCGGGAGTTACAGGAACGCCCCAAGAACCTTCCGGCGCATTGTAATTGTTGAATGTGTAACCGATACAATCTACATTCTCGCCGAATTTCACCCATTTTGAGTATTCGTACATATTGCCTGTAGGAACTTCTACAGAAGAATCTACAAAACGATATTCGTATAAACCATCTTCAAGATTAGAAGAATCAATGAAATCACCTGCTGAAATAGGAAGAACAACAGGTGATTCAGTATTTAAAATCCAACCGTCAGAAGTCCAAGTATACCAAGCATTTTCCTTATAGAATGACCTTTCAAGTCTGAAAGATGCAGCGTTGCTGTTTGACAGCGTGAGGATAATTCTTGTACTTGTCGCTTCTGCGGTTATCATTTATTTATTGCCTTTTGCGGCTTTCTTGCTTTCGCTCTTTCCAGCGTCAGCGTTTGCTTCTGCTGTGTTTGCGTCTGCCTTGCCGCCGTCCGATTTCTCGGTGTCTGTTGTTGTTTCTGATGAAGAATCAGAACCGTCTTTGCTTTCGCTCTTTCCAGCGTCAGCGTTTGCTTCTGCTGCACCGTCGAGGTTGAAGCCCGGAATTGTCAAGAAATACTTTGCTTCAAGAGCTGTTACTTCTGCTTTTCCGTCAGCGTCAAAAACTACGGGATTTGCGCCAATACCAATGATTGTTTTCCCCGCGCGTTTTTCTGATACAACAGTAACCTTGTCTGTATCTGCCATATTTGACAAATCAGACAAGATTTTTTTTGTATCAACGGCGGTAGAAGCAGCATTAGCCAGCGTTTTAACTGTTCTACCTTTAGCCATTAGTACAAGCCTCCTCTGTAACCAACATTCTTGATTTCAGCACAGAATTCCGGCGCACCAACTTTAAGCGCACCGAAGAGTGCAACTGCAAAGCGTTTTGCGAGAGAATCGTTTGTAGGAAGCGGGAATGTTGAAAGACCCATGAGCTGTGTAAAGGCGATGTTTGCCTTAGCGTCACGAGTGATTTCAGAAAGAAGGATAATAGAAGCTGTACCCGGAAGTTCTGAGTTAACATCTTCGTATGTTGTGTTTCCTTCAACTGCTGCACCGATTGAACACATTTCCATGAGTTCAGAACCGTCAGCTTTAGAGCGAGTGATGATAAATCCTGTAGCTCTTGCGCCGTTTGAATCCGGAGTAATAGTGATTGTAACACTCTTACCTGCTGCAACTGTAACGGCTGCGGCTGCGGCTTTTGCGGCTGAAATACCGTAAGAGTTTACGGCATGAACTGCATAGATGTAATCACCTGCGTCACTTGTGCGGAACTGTGATTCTGCACGAGTAGGAGAAGCGTTTACAGTAAGTGTTACTGTAGAAGGAGCGTTAGGGCGTTTTGTTGAATCACCCTTAGCAACGACTTTACCCTTTACATGGAACATCTTATCTGTACCAGCGTCTTTGCCCTGTATGCGGATAGAAGAGCCGCAAGAAGCGACAATATCCGGCAGGCGTTTAAGACCTGTGTGTTCGTCCTCTGGTGTGTAGCGGAGCTTGTCATTGAAGAGAGAGCGGAACTGTCTTGCGATAACAGGAGGGAACAATGCTTTTTTCAAGTCACCACCCTTTTCATAAACAGTATCAGCTACTTCATCAAACAAATCTTCGCCTGTGAGAATAGCTTCATCGCCAGAAGCAACTTCTTCGCCGATTTCGTAACCGCGAAGGTCTGCAACTGTAGAGCGGAGGCGGGCTTCTTTTGTTGTGTCGAAAGCCGAATCCTCGATAATTTTCTGGAAACCGTCAAACTGTTTAGGAACAACTGCACTGTTTCCGTGGAAGAAAGCACGCTCGGCAGATTTTACGACACGCATTGTACAAGCGACTTTTTCTGCGTTGTACATATCTTCCATACTTTCAACGAGTTCAGCCTGCTTTGTAATGCGTCCGATAGTACCGATGTACTTCTGTTCGAGGATTTTACGCTCGATGTCTTGGTCACCTTCGCGGATTTCCTCACCTTCGCCGATGAAGTTAAATTCATCATCGCCAACGCCTGTGCGTCTGTTGTACTGATGTACAGTAGACTTTGACGGCTGACGGTAGATTGAATTGAATACCTTACAATCGTCCTGCAAAACATCAAGCACATTTACAAGTGTCGATTCCAAATCTTCCGGCTGCAATGCGCGTCCGTCTGTAAACTGTGACGCATCAGTACCATATCCGGCGGAAAGAGCTTTTTCAAGTGTCGCTTGACTTTCATTGTCAAACAGACCTTCGACATTTACACCTTCGTCAAAAATCATTTGTATTCTCCCTGTTTAGGCTTTGTACTTGCGTACATAACCCGAAATTTCGTTGAAATCTTCACGGCTGATTTTTCCGCCATGAACCGCCTTGTTGAAAGCAGAAGAAAGATGTTCAGACTTTTCAAGTGTCAGACCTGTGTTTGCTCTGTCCTTGAAAGCGGCATTGAGTGCGCTTTTTACAATCTGATAATCTTCTGTGGTAGGGCGCAAAGAACCGCCGTTTCCGCCTGCAGAAGCACCATTTCCGACATCTGACTTCTGGATAGAAGTAGCTGTCTTTGTAGGAAGTGGAGTGTTTGCAATCTGCGCAACGCTTCCGGCAACTTCAAGAATAGACTTTGAAACATCTTCCTGCTGTGCTTCATAGCCATCCATGCGCTTTGTGAGTGCTGCAACTGCGTCATTGCTCTTCTTTACTTCTGCAAGAATTGCAGCAAGCGCATCTGTTGCGTCAACACAACCTTCCGGCAATGATTTAGTGATGTTGTTAGGCTCTGCACCACCTTCACCGTTACCATTACCACCTTCACCGCCATTGTCTGAACCTGCGCCACCGTTATTCTCTGGTGGTACATTTTCACCCGGCTTCTTGTTCTTCTCCTCGCCATCGTCTGCATTGCTAGGAGAGCCACCCGCAAGCGATTTAAGGAGATTCTTTGTCTGTTCCAAAACAGATTTAGCCATAATTACATGACCCCCTTGTGATATTATTTCGCGGACAGAAGCCCGCGCTTTTTCCTCTGAATATCCTCTTTCAGTCAAGAAAGAAGTCATTTTCTGTGGTGTTTTGATTTCGCCTGTAGCGATTGCCGCCATAAGCTCATTGATTGCGTCAATGTCGTTTTCTTCTGTTTTTGAAATCTCATTAGGCAAGATGTTTTCCGGCGTATTGTTTGCTACTCCACCTTCAAAATCTTCTTTCTGCAAACATTTTCCGCCTGTCATTGTCGCTGCGTCTGTTCCGTAACCTGCTGAAAGTGCTTTACAGAAATCGACATTTGACATTGATTTAGCAAAAGCGGCACTACCCACCGTGTAATTTACAGGCGAACAAGTAAGGGCTAAGTCATTCCACAAAAAAGCCGTTACTGTTTCCGTACCGTCCTTGTTTTTGCGTACAATAGGCTTAATACCGCCTACGCTTGCCTTTACACGGCTTGAATGAGCTTTAAGAAGGTCGATAAAAGGCTTTGCAGCTTCTACATGGCTATAGAGCTTGCCTTTTACGAATGTTCTTGTTCCTTCCGTTCTTACTGAAATAGGCTCGCCGATAATCTTTGTTTTATCGCTGATTACATTGCCGCTTGCGTCATATCTTTTGTGCTGGTGGTCGTCTGAAATTACGCCGTTTGAAAGGAAATATTCTTTACTGTCTGTGAGTGCTTTCTGCTGGATAATCTGATTCTGTAAGTCAAGATTTTCATTAGAGGCTTCGGTTTCAAAGATATAGTTTCCGTCCTCGTCCTCTTCACCGAAAGACTTAATGATAATGGGAACATAAACATTGGAGAGAGATTTTTCAATGTCGTTTTCAGTGTAAAAGTCCACTTTTGCCCTGCTCCTAGTGCTTCTGACCGCAAGGCAATAAAAAAAGCAGCCAAAAACACTAATACCTTTTTAGTGTTCCGACTGCCTTTTCTAAGGAATATCGTTTTTATTCACGCCCCTACAGGCGACACAATATTGTAATTTTAATAACTCTTTGAAAGGCTAGGTAACTTTCATTACGCCGGGCATGAAGCCCGATTTCCCCCTTCAAGAATTATGATTATTTTATCAGTAAAATAATACGCTGTCAAGAATTGAATACTTTTTATAGTATTAAAACAGTATTCCTACATATTTTTGCAATTCATCATACATTTTATAACCTTCAAGCCCCGAAAGATTGTCTGCAATGGAATGATAATACCACCCTATATCTTCTTTACTTGCATTAAAACGCTTCCAGAGTTCAGCCCCACAATTCTGAAAGTCAACATACATACTGCGGATATTTGAGAGTTTATCAGCACAACAAACAAGTTTTGTTTCAAGTGAATCTGTTTTAAGACAATCAATAGTGTGCTGTTTTCGTTCCTTCCAAGTCTTTGATTTATCCTCGCTTTCAGTCTGGACTATCGCAAGAATATCTTTCCCAAATTCTTTTTCAATTTCTTCCGGGCGAGTGTCAGTATCTTCAAGTGTATCATGCAGAATTCCGGCAACAATTACATTCTCACTACAGCCGTTTTCCGTGAGAATCTGCATAACTTCCATAGGGTGAACAATGTACGGTAGATTCGTTCCCTTGCGTTTCTGATTCTGATGTTTGATTGAAGCAAAGATAATAGCGTTATGAATCTTCATAAAAGCCCCCTAGATAATAAAAGCCGTACATTATCTGCACGGCTTGAAAATCTCGTTTATGAAAGTTTTACCCCAGCTTCTTTAGCGCGGTTTTTAATCCGCTCTAATTGGTCTGTATGCTGTTTAGAAGGTTTTTTGTTTGGGTCGTCAGCATAGTCGCCAGAAGCCCACCATTCGGGATTATGGAAGTTCTTTTCCATGAATTCTTTTGCGTTTTTCTTTTCCATAGCCTCTACCTCCACTTATAATATACTACACTATCGGCATTATTGCAACAATTTGTAGTAAATTTTGGTGTTAATAATCTCCTTTTTGACAAATCAATGTTGCCATTCCGTTTGTCTGATTGAAGTTATCCCGGAAAGAATACCTGTCTACCAAGCCTTTTACAGCTTCAAAAGCGTCCTCGTTTTGTGTCATTTCGGTCATAATACCGAGCGGAACAAAACGCCCCGAATAGTCATTCTTTCGTGTTTTGAATCTGCTGCAGGCTCTTTGCATTGATTCCTGCATTGGCGTAAACATATAATCACAGCTTGTGAAATACCCGGCTTTCTTGAAATCCTGTATCTGTTTTACGGATTTCTTAGGGCTGTTCATAGTGCCGTCAATAATGACATTCAGCCCCATTTTCATAGCCATATCAATGAGTTTTTTGTTTAAGTCAGATGATTCTTCGTGAACTGTTCCAGCGTTCCAACCTTCGTATTCTGGAAGCGGTGGACACAATTCTTTACCGTTCTTGTCATATACTCCGCTCTTGATTGCGTCTGCGTCCAAAACAATAAACTCTTCGGGATTGTATAAGCCACCTTCTTCTGTATTTGTGAACCATGATTTACCCGCGCCCGCTCTTCCACCGAGCATTACGAGCATTGGCTTCTGTCCGGGCTTCGGTTTTGCTTTTGCAATCTTATCTGGTGAGAAATAATAGTCCATTATTTTCTCATGCAAGGCGGCTCTTTCATCTGAATAAACAGCGTCTACACCTTCGCCGGAAATTCTGAAATTGTCGATTGTCTGTCCGTCTGTTGCAATCTGATTTTTTACCCTTAATTCGGTTTCATCAGCTTTCTTTGACATTTCCTTTCCTTCTGCTCCCGGAAGGTATTTGTCAAGGAAGTATTTTACACCTGCGCCCTTACTTGCTTTTTCCAATTCGGCAATTTTTGAATCTTGATATTTATTGCGATAATCAGCAGCGTTGAAGTTTTCCGGGCTTATTGTTCCCTCTTTGGTCAAATTCTGTTTGATGTTTTCATAAGGCACTTGATAAGCAAACGCTTCTTTCTTTGCTGTTACGCCATCGTCACCTTTTGCGACAACCATACCGTCAATAAGTTTCTTCTCTCTTTCAAAGCGAATCATGTCACCGCGTTTTGTCATTGCCTTAATATCTGCTACGCGCTTGCGCTTCTGGATTTCTGTATCAGCAGAATTTCCCTGTCCGACATTTGCAGGCACCCATTTTTCACCGACTTTTTTCATCGGTATATCTCCGTTCTTTGTGTGCCATACGGAAAAGTTCTTTTTCTGTGCCTTTTCAATAATGTCACCAAATCCCGCCTGTTTCAATTTCGCCATGTTTACAACAAGATTCATATTGCTATATCTCCTTCCTTGCCTTAATTACATTGTTGTTCCAAAAATCCTAAAGAATCGGCTTAATGCCTTTTCTACAGTCTTCTTGATGTTCAATACACGGTTTACAATATCTTCTTTGCTCTCACATTCGCCCAAGAAAATATCAACCTCACCGTTTGCGGCTGGTCTTAATCCGCCGTTCATATCAAGCATGAATTCCGCAAAGCCTTTCTGCGTTCCTTCAAGTTTTTTTGCAAGTTCGATTGAAACAGGGTCAAGTTTTCTAAACATATCCTGCTGCTTAGAAAATGCTTCCACATTCGGGAATTGGTCTTTATGGTGCGTAACCTCAACGGCAATACTTACGGCTTCGTTCAGTTCCTTGTTGATTGAATAACCTTTCATTCCCTTGTTTTCAATCAATGGAGTAATTGCCCTTACAAGTTTCTGTCTGATAGAGCGTCCGCCCTCTGTGTTTAAGTTTCTGATGTTTGTTTCGTTGATAACGCTACCAATCAATACAGTTTCCAGAAACTCCTTGCCGGATGCTGTTACTGTGTTGTCACTGTAATACTGCGGAAGGTCTGTTTTCTGAATGATGTTTGACTGAATAAGCGTATTAAAAATACTCTGACTTGCTTTTTTATCAGCGTACAAATCGCCCATAGTGTCAAATTCGCCGATAATACTTGCTACATCTTCAATGGTCTGCGGCTGAATCATCTTTGAAACTTTTACGGCTTTTTCAACAGGATTCATAGCCTTTTTACCCGATTCGTTGTATTTTGCGAATTCGCTTGTTGTGTAGTCGCCTGTATGCTCTGTTTCAAAAACTACACGAGGGTGCTTGAACTTTGCCACATCATCAGCAGAGAAACCGAACTTTTTAGCGCGTTTCTTCAATGCTTCAATGTACTTTGTATCAGTTCCCTTTCTTGCGGCAATCTTGCTAGACATTGTGCGGTTATTTCCAGATGTAACAACGCCGTCCTGTGTAACAACGATTGGAGAATCAAAGCCTAAAGCCCTGCCGTCAAAATCAGAAGCAATGTCAATTACGGTTTCCTGTGCCGCCGTGTCATGCTCATAATCTCTATCGTTTACCGTGCTACCGTCTTTTGCGGTCGGGAATCCTTCTGTCTTGTGGAAAGTGATTTCATCATGGCTTGCGCTAGGTGCGTCAGCTTCTACAAGTTTCCACTTTCCTTGTATTGCTTCCTTACCAACATAGATTTCATCTTCATCACCTTCAACGGATAAAGAAGATTGATATTTCTCCCGGATAGATTCAATGCCTTTTTTCTTCGGCTCATTGTCGGTTTTCGGCGGCTCGTTATCCTGCTTAGGTTCTGTCTTTTTTGGCTCTTCATTCGGTTTTGTCTTGCTTGCTTCTTCAAGTATTCCGTCTGCTCCGATTGTGTAATAGCCTTTGTCGTAATCTTCAAAAATCTTTCTTGCGATATTGTGATTTATGAGTTTTGCAAATTCCTTTCCCACTTCCTGCATTGAGATATTCGGCTGTCCTTTTCTCATATAGTCGATAAAATCATCAATACCGCCCTCAAAATCTTCAACTTTTGAATTGGCGTGTTTCTGGATTGTAGAAATAGGCTTTTTGAGCATTTCTGCCCGGCTTAATTCGTGCTTTTCACATTCCTTTGTGGCTTCTTCCACAAGTTTTGAAAATGCTTCCTGTGTTTTTTCGCCTGTCTGCATATTTGCGGTACTGTCACTTTTTGCTTTTGCTTCTGTAACGGTTTTACCCTTCTTTCCTTCGTGAGCGTCATTCAGCCCCGAAACATACTCTGAAAACTCCTGCATGAATGGCAATGGGTGTCCGTTGTTATCTCTGAATCGCTCCATGTTCTCCAAACAGAGCTGTAAAAGTTCTTCCGAGTTTCTGCAGGCGGCGGCTTTTCTTCTCAATGCAGCAACGGCAAGTTTTGCGCCCTTGCTTTCAGTTTCATAAACTCGCGCCCACTTTTTAGGCGTGATTTTCTTGAACTTCTGACCGTTCCAAGTTCTTACAGTTCCGACCGGGAAATTTGCTTTCTGAATCCACTCGTCAATGTCGATTGCCTTTGCAATGGAGTGATTTTCTTTCTTCTCCAATTCTGCCAAATGGTCAAGAATCTTTTTTTTGAAATACTCAAATTTCGGGTCTTTCGGATTCTCCCCTTCTGATTTCTGAATGTCAAAGTATTCCTCGAAAACAATCTCGTTTCCGTTTTCACTGTTAATTGACTTTGCAAGTGTTTCAGCATTAAAAACAAGTTTTGTCATATAATCCCCCGGAACAAAAAAAACGCCGACTATCCCAAGAATTGAATCATGGAATAATCGGCGTTTGCTTCTGCATAACTACCAAGAATAAATATTTTAATTGCATTATAAGGCATAACAGCCGTTTTTGCAATTATGCTCTTTGAATCAGCAGGCGACCGTTATAGATAATCGCTTTTGCAATTCCACCGTTACGCTTCTTTTCCATGTCTGCCTTAATCTGGTCTTTGATTTCTTCAAAAGGCTTCAAGTCGTTTCCGATTTCCTTTGCATAGTAATCTACGCGGTCAGCTACAGAATAATGCTTCTGTTTTCTCTGTGCATCCTCAATTTGCTTCTTTGCTTCTGCCACATAAAAATCAAACTTACCTTCAATTTCTCCGAGCTTGTTTGAAATTTCGTGTCGTCTTGCAGAGATTTCAGAAAGTTTTTCCTCGATGTTTTCCGGGTTATCTACTCCCTGTTTTCTCCAAGAGTTTTCAATGGCTGCAATCAATTCGCCATTTTCTTTAATGGCTTTGTTTGCCAATCGAAGCTGCGACTTGTAAGAGTTTACAGAATATTTGTAGTTCTCCAAATCCCGCTCAATTTTCCAAGTATCTTCTTTCGCTTTCTTTGCGGCTTTCAGTTTCTTTTCTGTTTCTTCCACGAGGTTAGTATAATTCGCAACAGATTTTTCATACTCTGGAATCTGCTTTGTCTGATACTCTGTATTACCTATCAGATTCTTTCTTTGGCTCATTTGTTCGGCAATGGTATCATAAAGCGCATCCGTCATTTTCTGCTGCTTCTTCAAGTCTGCCTGCTCCTGCAAGATTTTCATACTTGCACGCTTTTTCGGGTCTTTGATAAGCTCAAATTTCAGCTCTTCCGGGTTGATGTCCTCAACATTGAGAGAATCGCCCTTATAGCTCCACAATGCGTTAAGGCGGCTAGATTTTTCGTCATACTTCTGGTACATCATAGCGTCAATGGAATCATTCATAAGCGGATAAACGATATGAGTAATTCCCTGTTTGTTATTCTGTCGCCAGATACGACCTTCTACCTGTATTGTTTCGGTAGGATTCCAGCCAAGCATTGTGTTATAAAGCGTTGTAGAGTTTCCATTGAGTGAAACACCTTCCTTGATTGTTTCCGAACCGATAATAATTTTAATCTTGCCGTCCACATCGTTGAAGTCGTCCTTAATGCGCTCTTTGTCTGCAAGGCTTGTGCTTGAATCCATAAAGGCGATAGCGTCAGCCGGAACACCTTTAGAAACAAGATAATCTTTGACATAATGATACTGCTCTACACCACGAGGCATATAGATTACCTGTCCTTCTGACGGTCTAGCCTTGTACTGTGTGCTTGTCATATCACAAACAAATTGCAGCTTAGGCGATTCTTTTACGATGTCCTTCATCTGCGGTTTGTGCCAGCCCTCGTAATCCTCATAATCAGCCCAGAATTTAGGGTCAATCAGACACGGTGAGAGGGTAGCCATTCGCATATTGTTCATTGCAATAAGAGCGTCAGCAGAGTTTTTATTATCGTCACCCGGCTTTGAGAATTTGCCGTCCATGCGGTCAGTTTCAGCCTTAATGATTGCTTTCTGCAATGGTGTCAAATCAAGCTCCGGCTTGTGTACTCTCTTGTATGGTCTTACTACTCCGGCTTCTTCACCGTCTACCTTGTCGATGAATTCAGTAATAAGATTCTGCAATGCGTTAAGGTTTTTGAAGTTCTTCATAACCTGTGCTGATACTACATCACCGTTTGCCTGTACCTTCCAATCCGGCTTCATTTCTGCAAACTGCTTCATAAAGTCCTGCAAATTGTAGATTTCCAAATCTTTGAGGCGGTTTCTTGCCACCATAGAAAGAATGTTGTAAATCTCTACAGGCGAGTTATTGAAAGGCGTTGCTGAAAGTCCGAAGAATCCCCTTCCGTTTGTTTCTCTCTGAATCAACTGTGAAATTGCAAAGAGTTTCATAGCGCGTCCAGATGTCGCTCCCTGCATACCGCTGTATTCGTTTGAGAGCTGTCCGGGGTCGTCGTCTGCCTTAATCTTTCTTCCCCAATAATCGGTTTTCTTTTCGTTCGTACTTCGTACAGATTTACCAAAAGTGCGTGGAATTGAGAAAACATTTTTGAAGTTGTGCAGCTCGTCTACTGTGATATGGTCAATTCCCAAATCTTCCCAATAAACCGCTCCCGGCTTTGCTTCTGCTGCAATACCGAGCATTTTCATCAGTTTTTCTTCTGCCTGTGCCTTTTCGCGCTCACTTCGGGTATCTTCTACAAGATTTCCGTATTCGTCATAATCATATACCGACTGTGAATCAAGCATATCATCACGCAAATCACCGTTAAGAGTTTCCTCTTTGAAAGTGACTTTCTGCAATGCTTCGTAAGTACAGACATTCAATGCACCTTCCGGCAAGTTTACTTTACCGTCAGAATCTTTGAATCTGCCTAAGTCCTTTTCGCTGAAATTTCCGAGTTCGTTTATTGTCTGATTTGGGAAATGCTGCTTAATTTCCTTAATCCATTTCTTGTAAACAGATTTTGGTACACAGATAATCGGGCGTTTTGCTTTTCCTGTCTGAATCTGATTTACAGTCGCAACAATACCTGTTACAGTTTTTCCTACTCCAACATCATAAGCAAGAATACCATTACCCTTATTGCAGAGCATAGAAACGCCTTTAATCTGCTGTTCGGTCATGTCGAATTTCTTCTTCCCCTTGTGGGTGTTCATGCCGTCAACGAAAAGCGGAATCTTTTTATAATCTGGGTTTACGCGTGAGTTAAATCTTGCGTTCCATTCATCTTCAATGGCGTTCTGCTGTCTTTCCGGGAGTTCGCGCAACCACTTATTGAAAAGTCTTTCTGTTGTTTCGCGTCTTGCGTTCTTTTTCTGTTCCGCAAACATTTTGGCGGTTTCTGCGTCCTCTGGGTTTCTTGTTCTTTCAGTTCTTACAGGAATCTGATTTACATAATCCCAAATATCCTGCATTGTCATTCCGTCCGCAAGCTCTGACTTTGGAATAGGACAATGAGAGTTCCAGCCGATTCTTCCGTTTTCATTAAATCCGCAATATGCAAGGAATTTGTCTTTAAGAGAAATACCGTCCTCGTCTTTGAACTGCAAAGCAAAGTTTTCTTTTGGCGAGATTGTAAACTGCATGATGTTTTTTCTTGCAGGCAATACGGCTTCAAGAATAGCTTTCTTTTCTTCGTAAGATTCTTTGCTTATGCGGTCTTTTTCGGCTTCAAGTTTTGCGAGTTTTTCAACAATGTTTCCGCTTGCATAGTTTGCGACATTTACAAAGTTTCCGTTTTCATCGGTCACAAAGTTCTTGTTTTTGCCAAGTTCCTCACGCTCTTCATCAGTAAGTTTTGTTACATCAACCTTACCTTCCCAATCGGTTACTTTCCAGAATTTCATGTCAGCTTCTGGAATATCCTTTGAGTATTTAGCGTTGAATTCCTGCGCTGTCATATTCTTACCGATAGAAGGTGTGAATACATCGCCTTTTGTAGCTTTCTTTACAATCTGCTTGTGGAAAGCCTTTTTTGCGTTGTCGTTGCCCTTCATGGCTTCGCTACGCTTGCGGCTGATTTCTTCGGCGGTTTCCTTGTCGTCCAATACGGTAAAATCTTCAAGGCTTGTTCTTCCGCCCGGATTGGTCTTACTGTCGAATTCGTAACCAATCATTCCGCCGTCAGTAATGTATGTGATTTTTCCTTTTGCTCCGTCCGGGCGTGTAAGTTCCGCGCCTACCTGTAACTTGCCAATAACTGTAAATCGTTTTGACAAATCAGCCTGTACGGTCTTTACTTCGACATTCTTTGCAATCTCTTTGACTTCAACGGCTTTTGTATCAATCATAGAAATTGCTTCTGCAACTGTCTTTCCTTCCGGGAGATTTACAATCTTTGTCGGCTTCCCGAAACGGTCTTTTCCTTCGGTTTCGTGTCCGATTACATGAGATTCATTATCGGCAAAATATTTATTGTCGCAATAGTCGGCAATATCGCCCTTGCCCTTCTGAATGACAATAATATCTGTTCCAACATCTGTACTGCTGAATGTACCTTTTGGAAGTCGCCACGCTTCGAGCAGCTTTCCTTTCTTTGCAATCGCTTCTTTTCCCTTGCCGTTTTTGCCCCGCAAGAATGAAGAAGGAACGACAAAAGCAAGAATACCACCGTCTTTGAGAGTATCAAGAGAGCGGTCAATAAAGTATTCTTCATAGCGTGTGTGGTGTTTTCCTTCTCCCATGCCTTTGTAAAGGTCGTTATAAGCTCCATACGGCGGGTTTCCGATTGCGACATCGTACAGTTCGCCTTTGTAGCCTGTTACGGCGTTATTCTGCATGAAGAGCTTTTGAAATGCCCCCTGCTTTACTTCTGAATCCGGGTGAAGAATTCCGGCAATTCGTGCGCTTGTTTCGTCAAGTTCGCAAAGCGTGAAATCTTCGTTTCTTCCTTCTGCAAAGCGTCCAATACCGCTAGACGGCTCTAAGACTTTTTTCTTCTGATTCGGATTGTATTTGTCTACAAGCTCCCACACCTTAGAGATTACATCTCTAGGAGTGTAGAATTCAGTGAGTACAGCTTTTGTAGACTGCCCGCCCTCATTTAATCCGCCGCCACCTTCATATTGTGCGAGAAGTGCCTTATCTTCTGCGGTCATTTCAGAATCTTTCTTTGTTGCGAGAAGTTCAAGACATTTTGCGCGGATTTGTTTTGCGGTCGCTTTTGTTACTCGTCCGCTTCCTGCTCCGTTTCGTCCATTGTCAGAACTTCGCTCTCCAAGTCCGATTCCAGATTCGCGAGGTTGCTGTACAAATTCGTTTCCGTCAATGGCTGATTCTGTTTCAGACACATCGCTATTGCCATTTCCTTCGCCTGTTCCGCTCCGTAAGTCGCTAGTACCTGCGGAAAGTCCATTTCGTCCAATTCCAGAGTTATCTTCTCCATGTTCGCCTCCTGTTACATCATCATACAGAGCATTGAAAATATCAGACCGTTTATAGCCTGTGATTTCTTCATTGCTTGTACCACCGTACATATCAAGTTTCTTTCTAAAATAATCGTCTTTTTTATACAGTTTTTCAAACAGTATTTGACGATTTTTTATTCCCTGTCCGTTTACCTGTTCACTCACCATGTTTCGCATGATTTCGTAAACATCTTCCGGCATACCGAATTTCTTTGCGTTCTGATTTCCGAGCATTGCATTACTGCGGTTTTCGTGTTTCTCCGCTTCACTTTCCCCGGCTTCAAGTGCTTTTCTCTGCTTATCCATGAAAGCCTGTGCGCTGTCAATGTCGCTGAATACCTGCTTATCGGTTTCGTTTCCGGCTTCATCGTGAGTAATAACGGTGTATTCTTTTTTCTTGTAATCAGAATTCGGAATCATTTCGACAAGTCCGGCTTTTGAGCCGTCACGAATCATAAGCATATACTTTGTATTGCCTTTTTCGTCCGTGTACTCTTTTTGCGCATGGAATCCCAAATCAGCAAGTCTTTCGATAAAGTTCTGTCTTGATTTTTCCCCGATGTATTCAGTATTGAAAACAAAATCGTTTACTCCGTCAAAAAGTCCGCTTAAATCTGTTTTTGAATTTGCCCTTTTCGATTCTCCGATTTTCTCACCTCTTGCGCCTTTTCTTGAAATGTTGATATAAGGCTTCATTCCTGTACCTGTTGGGTAGAAAGTATTCCATGAGCCAGCAAAAGCCTCATACCAATCTACTTTTTTAGGTGCAGCAGGCTTCTTGTCCTCTACCTTTTCTTTCATTTCGGCTTCTTCTTCGCCGTAAGTATCTTCGTACTCTTCGGCAAGTTCGCGGTGTCCGCTCTCTTTGATAAGGTCGCCTACAAGTTTTGGAGTGAAGAAATAGTCAATATTCAAGCCCTTCATGTCGCCTGCAGAAGCAAGCTCTTTAAGGTCTACATATCCCCATTCGCTAGTCATTGGGTCGCCGTTGTTGTCTACATAACCATAGCCTACGCCATCGTCGCCAAGCTCTGTAATGTAGTAATCCATACCGCCGACAAAGTAATGCAGCCTTGCCGTATGGTCGCCCTCGTACATCTTCGGCATTGTTGCGATTGTTTCAAGAAGTGCCTGTACATTGTCAATCTGCTCTGTGTTTGTCGCTTCAATCTGTGAATGTGGGATAATTCCCAAATCAAACAACTGCGGCTTGATAACATCTTTAAGAAGCTGCGCTTTTGTCGGCTTCTTTTCGGTTTTCTTCCCGATGTTATCAAGTTCTTTGAAAGCCTGTTTCATTCCGGCTTCAACTTTCTTTGGGTCAAGGTTATGCTTTTCAGCAAATTCCGCAATGAGTTTCTTCTGCTCTTCTTTCTTTGCCGATTCATCAGCAACTTTCTTTTCTGCTGCCTGTTCCTGTTTTTCCTGCTGCTGAATTGTCTTTCCTGTAAACATTCCCCAGATACGGCGCATTAAATAAGGGTTTGCTTTCCACTCGCCTTTATCTTTTGCCCCAAGTTTTTTAAGTTCCTTGTCGCTGAATAAAGACGGCTCGTCATTCTCTGGTGCGGGTGTTTCCATGTCCTTTGAGAGTACATCGGCGTTTTCTTTGAATGTCGCCATTTTTACAGGCTTATTGAATTTCTGCTGATTCTCTTTTGGTGCAAATCGGTCGTCCCACTGTTTGCGATGTGAGAAGTATTCAACAAGGTGCTGCGCAAAAGTCTTTTTGTCGGCATTAAAATCTTTCTGTATGTTTTCTTTCGCATACATTTCATCAACCTGTTTTTCGTTGATTCCGAAAAACTCTGCCAGCTTTTCAAAAGGCTTTTTAATCTGTTCCCAAGCGTATAAATATTTATACCTTCTAACAGACTTTCCACTATGTTTCTCTGCAATCGGTACACGGTAGATGTAATCGTGGTCGCCTTTCTGTGAACCAAGAGCAGATTTAAGAATCTCTGCAAACTTTTCTTTGTTGATTATCAGCATTTTATATCTCCTTAATGTTTGTGCAAATTTGCTCAAATTCGGTGTTTTTTCCTAAATCAACCTAAAAAATCAAGGTTGAATTCGCTCTCCGTGATTTTCTTTTGCAAGTACATAATCTTTGAATTCGTCAATGCTCATTGTGGTAATGCTTCCTAAAAATCCCGGTCTGTCATACTGTTTGAGGTATGCAGCCTTTGCAGATTCAAGAGAATCAAAACCAAGCATACATTTATCTTCATCATACTTGTTTGTTACAGGGTCGTTCTGATGAATGATGTAAACATTCTTTGCGTCCTCGTTATCGCCTATATAGCAATCTACATGGTCGCCGTCAGTTCCTTCCGTACCTCGTATATAGCCATAGTCATAGTGCATGAATGTGTGCCACTCATGACCGTCTTTGTCTTTTCCGCTTCGGGTGCTTCCCTTCTTGTTCTCTACCGAGATTTTCAGCCCCGCAAAATTGTATCTGTCCTGCAATTCGTGACCGCTCCAAGTGAGTGATTTCTGAATAGTGCCGTTGTACAATTCATTGATACGGTCGATATATCCCGGTGTTTTGTCGTTCGGGTTTTCGATTCCCTTTGCTTTCCATTCCTCGCGGGCTTTGTCTATTGCCTTGTTGTAATCCTCACTACGCTTTTTGAGCATTGCGGAATATGCGTTAATGCGTGAATTCCACCTAGTCCAGATTCCCCGGCAATAAGGGTGAAAAGCTCCGTTTGCGACATAGTTCTTTTGTCCGTTCCAATCCTTACCTTCCCAGAGTGCTACTGTTGCGTATGGGTCGCCGTCTACCTTGTCGTTTGAAAGTGGTGTTTCGCTCCATACGGCAATTACTCCGTTCATCTTCTTGCAGAAAGGACAAGTTGCGCCGTCTACAATCTCCATGCGCTGAAAGTAGACTTTTTCCCCCGCCTCGGCGTTAGACACTTCTTCTTCAATGAATGAATTGTTTATGTTGTTCTGAATCTCTGTGTCGGCAATTTTTCGGAAATCTCTGTTTGTGCCGGAAAGTCTGTTGAACAGGTCTTGTGAAATCTGCTGCTTTCCCTTGCGTGACTTTATGCCGTCAATAAGGGTCTGCTTTACTTCGGTTTTGAGTTCGTCAGTCATTCCCGATATTCTTTCTGCCGCGCTCTGCTGAATAAGCTCTATCCGGGTATTATCCATTGCCCCGAAAACTTTTTCAGCGGTCTTTGTGCTTTCGGCGATGTAGTCAAAAGTTTTGTTTGAATATCTTATGTCTGAAAGGCTGATGTCTTTTACTTCCGGCAACTTATTGTATTTAAGCATACGGTCAAGAAGTTTTCCTAACGCCTTGCTTTCAAGTACAATCTTTTCTCCGCTGCCGTTGAATTTCTGATTGAGAATCTTTTCAAGAGCCTTTACAAATCTATCCCAATCAGCCTTTTTAATCGGCTTTCCTGTTTCGGGTGAGTAAAGAATCTGCCCTCTGTGAATAAGTTCCCCGGCTTTTTGAAGTACATTCTGAATCGGTAAATCAAAATAATCAGCGACAAAATAATAAACTTCTTTGATTGCGTTATTGAAATAGTCATACCACTTATAGGTTAATTGCTCCTGCGAAGAAAAAGCAAAAGCCTCTCCTGTATGTTCTGTATTCTGCTTTTCGACAGAAACAGGAATTCCGAGTTGTTTAGAAACTGCGTGAATCGCCTTTTCAAACTTGTAGCGGCAATTTTGAGGTGTAATGTTTGTGAATTCCAATACTACGGTTTTGTTCATATTCGGATTCTCACAAGTTCCCTTGTTCTTTCAAGAAGTGACTTCTGCATTTCTTCCCCGCCGTTTTCTTCTGCAGGCTCTTCTGCATTTCCTTCACTTCCAAAGTCGCCAGCTTCGGCATCGTCACCCATAATTGCGCCTTGATAATCGCCCCATGAATCATCATCAGAGCCGCCCATATCTCCGCCCTGCTGCTGTTGTGCCTGTGCGCTCTGGAAAAGCTGCACGGCTTGCGGATTAAGCGGAATGTCAGCCCATTCGGCATCAAGTTTTTTCATGCCCTTTTCTTCGCGCTTTTCGTTCAAAGTCTTGTATGCTTCGACTTCTGATTTATCAATGTCAACGATTGCTTTAGGGTCGTCTTTTTCGTACCCTACGAATTCAAGCTCATAATCTGGGTATGCAATATCAAGAATACGGTTGATGTAATCTTGCAAGAAAGAGAGAGTATCGCCAAGAATTGTAGATTTTGCCTGCTCAATTCGTGTCTTTCCTTCACGCTCAAACATTGCCTGTGACTTCTGCGAATGAAGCCCCAGCTCTTCCATGCTGCAACCAAAAAGGGCTACGACATTTGAAACAAGGAAGTCGAGCCAATTTGAGAATTCCATATCGCGGTTATTTCCGCCAAGCTGTACCCACTTGATAGAATTGTTTCCGCCCTCTTTTCCGCCACCAGAAGGAATGATAGGCACTCGCCACTGATTAGCCGGGCTTCCGTTCATAATTTCAGAAACATAATCAACCATTTCTTCCGTTGATTCATAATCCAAATCACCGTCAACAAGAAGCATACCGCGCGGCAATTTGTTTTCTGTAAATGCTCCGGCATTATATGTGATTGTGTTGATTTCGCTTGCAATAAGGTCTATTGCCTGTTCGATTGGTGAGTGTCCATAGAATGAGCGGTAAATATCAGTCTGCGGATTTGCAATCTGAACAATCATTTCCTTGTCAGTGTATGCTACCCGCGCCATACCGTGTATTACCTGCGCATATTTGAATTCCGGGTGTTCCGAATTCGGCAAAACACGCTCGATTGTGCCGGAATCCACGGCAAAAAATGCTATCGGCTGTCCTGCCACATTGTACTGCATTTCTGTACTTGCCTGTGCAATCGTCAGCCAATCCCGGATAATCTTTTCTGAAAACACTGTAAGAGTGTCACGGTCGGTATCTTTGTAGTTTCCTGTATGAACTATGAAATCTTCGATTTCTTTTCGCTTTGCGCTTTTCTGTCCGGCGGCTTTTCCGAGTTCCTCGCCTTTTTTGAGGATTACGAAACCGCGAATGTTGCGGTCGGTAGAAGGTTTCAAAAACGGTTTAACTTTTTTCTGAATGTTGTTGATACAGATGTTTATAACCCATGCTTTATCTGCAATTCTGCGTAAAACGCTTGCACTTACAGAGCCGTTCATTGCCCGGCTTACACATCGTAATCCTGCGATTGAAGTGTCTGATACTGTGAATGGGTCAAAGAATGAAGAACTTGCGCCGTGTAGTCTGCCGTTGTCATTGAAGAAAGAACCTTCGCCCAGCCCCAGCCCCATTTTGTCAAATTCGGCTCGCCTTGCAACTTCTTTCTTAATGTTTATGGGAGTAGGTTTATTTATTCCAAGCATTTGTAAAACCCCGCATAACGCTATCAAGCGATTTTCCGCGCTTATGGGTCAGAGCTTCGGCGCGTTTTTCGATGGGTTTTACTTCGTTTTCTGTGCGATTTATCGTAGAATCTACTACCGATTGTACCACAGTATTGCTTTTTTGACTAGCATATTGTTTGTAGAACGATATTTTTTTAGCGTCCATGCTCGCAAAGTTCGCTAAAGCCCATGCCCAGAAACTATCTGCATGACCTTTCTCGTTTCGCTCTGCGTCATATCTGAAATACTTTCCTACAGCGTCCATGCGCTTAATACTGTGAATCTGTGAGTGAAAATCTTTGTTGTTTTCAAGTGCGAATTCGTGTTGTTCCAATCCCCTTTTTGCTTCGATTGCAAGCTGTTCTTTCATTTGTGGAGTGAAATATACACCATCTATTTTATCCCCGAATTTCTTGTAGAGCCGCTCATAAACGCCATCGCCGCTACCTGTTCGGTCGATTGCGCCACGGTAAATCGGTAATTCTCTAAAGAGCTTTTCGGCAATATCTCCCTGCTGCTCATAGCTCATGCCTTTTCTTTCAATCCGGGCAAAACTTCTTTTTTTGTCGCCCTTCATACCGATTAAATAAATAGACATAGCATCCCGATGTTTTGCAACATCGAAGCCCAGAAATAAAGGTGAACCGTGCATTTCTTTGTTGTATTGCAGAATCGCTTCATCTTCCGAAGTGTACGCTTGAAAATCAACGCCCCTGTTGTATTCCCAATACTCTTCATCGGTGATTGATTCATCTTTACTCATTTCGATAAGTTTTTCTTCGTTATCGCGTCCGGGAGTGTTTTCATAAATCAATTCAAGCGGGATATAACTTGCAGCTTCATCAATGAACCGACATTCATATTCCTGCTGAAACTTTTCCAGCTCCATAGAGTTGTAAATCTCTTTGATGATGTCAGTACCAAAAGTGAAAACACGCTCTTCTGTTGTCATTTCCGGCGCAATCTTTACCGCCATTGGAACATCAACACACAAGCCAGAAGAGAACCACCACGGAATGTTATAGCGTTCGTAACTCTTATATGTTTCTTTGTCAGAATAGATTTCATAAAACTTGCCGATTTTTCCGAGTGGTGAGCTTCCCATTTCGATACAACCACCACGAGAAATTACAGGTAATGCAGCCGTATAAACTGCGTCTGACATTTTCGGTAAATAAATCGCATATTCATCAAGGGCAATATCGCCTCCCTTTCCGCGAGGCGGGCGACAAGGAATAGAGATAAGACGGCTTATTGTCTTTCCGTTTTTGTCAAGAAAATCAAGTTCTGTCTTGTTGTTTGTCTTGCATACTTTCCGTACATTTCCCGGAAGAGATTCATAGAATTGCGCGGCATAGTTTATTTTTTCTACCGCGTCCGATTCGTTGTAAGAAACAAACTGCTTTGTATATGCTACTCTATCCGGGTCTATCGCTTTGACAACTCCCTTCATGGAAGTCACAAAAGAAAAACCTGTACGGCGTGATTTTACCAGAATAGAGAATCTTGACATACTGCGGATATAGCGGTTTTGCCAGAAGTCTAAATCAATATCACGCTCATTGAACTTCATAAAGGTGTAACAAAACCGCAATCTTTCATCGGGTGTAAACATTTACGCTTCCTCTAGCAAATTGTCCGGCTCGTCAATGTATTTACCCGCAAGCTCTTCTTCTTCGTCCTTTTTCTGAATGACTTTCAGCTTTGCGGTCACTTTGTCTTTTATCTGCTCAATGGTCAATTCCATTTCGCTCTCTGTGTTTTTCTTCTCGCCGCTTGCCATTTCGTGCAGCTTCATCAAAACTTCCATTTCGTGCGTTCTGTTTGCGAATTCATAGCTTGGCGTTCCGTTATTGTTGAACTTTACACCGTCAATACACTTTCTCTGCTCCGGCGTAAGTGTCGAAGGGTCTTTAATGCTTAAATACTCCCTTTCGTTGCCGTCCTTGTCCGTGTATTTCTTGACTTCGTGAAAATCGTTTACATCAAAAGTCGCTCTTGCAATCTTGTCAGTTATTGCCCGGTGGTAGAAATCATCAAGCGATTCTCTGACATACATATCATCAAACTTTTTAATGAGTGCGGAAATTTCCGGGTTTCTTCGTATGGCGGGCGACAAAACATTAGCCGTCTTTTTGGTATATCCTGCTTTTATTGCAGATTGCATAGCGTTGTGATATGTCCTTCCTGGATATGTGAACCAGATAACAAAATACTTCTGTCTGTCGTTCAGCTTGCAATCTTCGCCCCAATCAAAAGAGTTCAAATCAATGTCTAAGTTTGTCGGCTCACCTTCTGCCGGAATTGTTTTCTTTGTCGGTTTGCGAGGCTTTTTTTCTTTCTGTTCTTTTTCAGCCGTTGTTGTTTTCTTCGCTCTTGGCATTGTTCAGCTCCTTGCATTTATGCGGTTGATACCCTTCCACACACCGCCCACGCTCTGTGTAGATTGTTGTTACATCAGCTTCACACATAACAACTTCATCAAAATTGACAGGAATATATCTGATTTCTTTTCTGCATTTCGGGCATAATTGCATAATCAGCCCCCGATAAAAAGCTCCAAAGTTGAGCCTTTCCATGATTGAGATTTATAGCAATTTGTGATTTTCTTTCCAGAAAAGACAAAGCCCAAAGTGCCGTAAAAAGTGCTTACGCTTGCTTCTTTCAGTTCTTCCGCAAGTGAAAAGCCCTCTTTGACAACAGGGTATTTTCTTTCTTCTTCTGTGGGATTGTTGTATTGTGCAGCGGCTACAAGTTTTCCGCTTTCAAATCCGAGTTTTATATAACCGCTGTCAATTTTCTGTATGCGGTTTTCAAGAGATTTTACAAGTTTATCCAACGAATATGACATAATCCACCCCATACGGCTAGGTCAGAATCACCGTTATGTTTTCTTCGTTGGGTTTTTCTTTTTTATTTTATAACCTATTATGTCAAAGTTTGCAAATTTTTCATACTTTCCACCTAAAATATGACTAAGATTCCCGAAATATCCAATCTGGATATTGCCAAAGCACTAACGCTTTTTTAAGTGTATAAACAGGGTTTTTTCTTGTTATTTCGGACTTCACATCTTCAATGATTTTCTTTCCACCTTCCAGATATGTGAAATCAGCGACATAAAACCTTGCTCTTTTATTCCCGCCCGCTTTCGGTACAATCTCAAAACGCTGCTGAATCTTCAAGTCAGAAATCAGCCCCGAAATTTCAAGCATTTTAAGCTCGCGGTAACGATTCGCTTCTTTTGCAGAATCGAAGGTAATTCCTTCAACCGTTGTTTTTCTGTTACCGTATTTATTTTTCTTAAAGGGAAATGCATCAAGATTTACATATCCTTTGTAAAAGCCTCTTCCAAATCTGCTATTCATGCTGAACCGCCTTTTTGAATTTGATTCTCTGTACATACTCGCTGCCTTTTACGCAAATTCCTTTTGCTGTACATTCCCTGCCGCCCCAATTCAAACAGTTTCTACAACGCTCTTGTTCTGGAGTAAGCGCAACATCGAAGCCGTCTTTGATTCCGATTTCACGCTTAATGTATTCAAGAAGTTCATCTTTGCTTTCTGCAGGCAATTCTTTGAAGTTGATGTTTTTAGGCATGACAACAGATTTTATACCCTGTTTATCAAGTATATCTGCGATATTTGCCATTGTCTGAAAATCATAACTTTCATCTACAGTCACAAGATAAAAGCATGATTTATCAAGTTTCTTTATCTCTTTTACGAATTCGTTTTTGTTCATTCCTCTTTTTCTCCGTCATGCACCCAGCTATCGCAAGGCTCTGAATCATTTTGCACCGTGTAGAACAAATCCCGCATGGCACAAAATCCGCAATCTTTATTCCTGTCATGGTGAAATTCCGTAACATTGCCTTTATCATCTTCATCAGTCAGAAAAGAAACACAGTTTCCGCAATGCTCTTTTATTTTCTTGTCAAACATTCTTTTCCTCGAAACTGTCACAAGTTCCTATCGGCTCTACGCTCGCTTCTTTAATCCACTCCGAGCGGTTATTGCAATAAAGCGCAATACCCATTCTGAAATAAGAGTGTTTACAGTTATAGCAGCATGGAAGCGTCTTGAAAGTCTTGTATGTTTTTCTGTCTGTCTGAATCTCCATAATTTCAGCCCTCAATTTTTACGGTAATTTCTCCGCCCTTTACGACTTCGGAAGGAAAAACCAGCTTCACATCTTCCGGCGTATATTCCACGCCGTTGATTTTGAACTTCACTTCTGAAAGTGAATAACCGTTATGACAAAGTGCCTGTAATCTTCCTGTAAGCTCAACAAGTTTCATGCTCCAACCTCACATCAGAAGGGAATATCTTCCGGGAATTCATCATCGCTTGGTGGTGCAGGTGGTGTCTGATACTGTGTGTTTGCTTTCGGCGTGAAAGACTGCTGCTGATAATTTCCGCCCGCGTTCTGTGTTGTATCTTCACTCTTGCCGCCCAAAAGCTGAACATTTTCCGCAACAATGCTGATTTTGCTTTTGTTATTGCCCTGCTGGTCTTTCCAGCGGTCTTGCTTAAGGTGTCCGTCTACACAGATTTGTTTACCCTTCAAAAGATACGGCTTCAAGTTTTCGGCGGTCTTTCCGAAAATTGCAACTTCAAAGTATGAAACTTCATCAATCCATTCATCACCCTGTTTTTTGCTTCTGTTTACGGCAATACTTACATTTGCCCTTGCCTGTCCGTTAGGCAAATAGCCGAAATCTCTTTCATCGCTTCCTAAATCGCGAGTAAGCCGTCCAATCAAAACAACATGATTTAAGTCTGTCATATATTCATTCTCCTACTTTGTGTACAATTCTTTTTCCGAACCTCTGAACGATTTGCCGCTGAATTCAATAGTCATTCCTAAACCCTTGAATCTGTCAGTAGCAGCTCCGCCCAAAAACTCGCCTAATTCGTTTCTTGTCAGATTTGAGATAAAGAGCATTGATTTATAGCTTTCGTAACATTTATTTGTTACATCAAACAAGATAAACTGCTCCCACTTTGAATCTGGATAACGCCCGATTTCATCAAAGATACGAAAATCAGAGCTGCAAAGCTCTTTCACAATTCCCGCTCTTGTTTCATGGCTTAAATGCCATTTCACATCATCAAGCCGCTGCATGACTTCATGTGTTTTGAAGTATGAACAGGAAACACCACGACGGCAAAGCTCGTGCATAAGAGCGATTGCAAAAACGCTTTTTCCTGTTCCATATTTTCCGCAAAGCCACAAGCCTCTAGGCTTTCCTTCCGCAATGTCAGAAATGAACTTCTCAAAGACATTTATATCTGTGATGATGTTTCCGTCTTTGTCTTTCATTTCTGCAATTCCTGCCTCCAGAATGTCAGAAAGTTCTACATTTTCGAATTTCTCTGCTATTCCGCTGTTCAAGAAATTGCGCTCCCGGCTTGCTTTTCTCTGCTCTTCTTCATACTTGCGAATTTCTTCTTCACGCTTCGCAATATCTTCATCAGAAGCAACGGTAATACCCGCAAAAACATTCTTCATAACTTCCGGCACGGTTTTTATAGGGTCTTTGTTTTTCTTTTCTTCTTCGCTCATTAGAAATCTACCCCCTCGCCGCTAGAATCTGCTCCCGATTGTGCGACCGCTGAACCGTTCTTTTTCTTCATGTCTTGATATTCTGTTATGTCGAAATAGTCCGGCAAGAATCTTTTTATGTTCTTGAACTTTGCAAAGTTATCAAAACTGTATTTGACATTCCACCAAGTTTTACCTGCTTTTTTCAGCTCCATAACCTTGATGTAGTTCTCAACGGCGGCAATAACTGAACTGCTGTGCAGCTTTTCTTTCTGCAACTCTGCTACTGCCAGTCTGAAATCAGAGAGCATAAATGTAATGTAGCCGGATTTAGGACAAGGAAGCCCTGCTCCATTCCATAAGTCAAAGATTTTCTTTGCGTATTCTTTCTGAGCATAAGAAAACTGTTCTTCGCCCGGTGTCTGGACTTCGTAAGGTATTTCTTCCTGCTGCGGCTCTTCTGTCTGTGTCGCTTCAAGAGCCGGAATTTGTGCCTGTGGTGTTCTTGCGCTTTTTGCTTCCGCAATCAAAGTACGGAAATATTTGTTTGAAGTCATGGAAGTATCAAGCCTTTTCAAGAGCTTCAAGCAAAAGATGTGACCGTCTGATTCCTCGAAAAGTTTAAGGTCAATAATGGTGCGCATGATGTTCTCAACAATCTGCGCTCCGCTTTCCGTTCCACTTCCGTTGATTTTCAAATCATCGGCTATGATTTCCGCGTCATGCTCCAACTCAAAATTGATGTTTGTTTCGCTGACGCTGCTTGCTATCAGCTCCAAACAGTGAAAATAAACGGCGTAACCTACCGCCCCATGCTTCAAGATTAACTTTCTGATTTTGCTGTCTGTCATTGCGTCTGAATCATGCTTAAACCATTTCATTATTGCACATCTCCCTGTTTTGTAAGTGAATAAGCCGGAACATAAAACTTCCCGCTATTGTTATGTGGAAGGTGTACGAATGATGTTTTCTCAACGAACTTCCAGCAATAATAACCGCTGCAAAAAGCCGATGTATGACCGTCAAAAGACACTTTCTTATCCGGGATAATAAACTGAATTGCTTCCGTTCTCTGCTGTTCCTCAAAGAACAACTGCCCCATTTCTTGATACTGCATTGCCTGTAGATTCATTAACAAAGCAAACGGAATACCAGCCGCAAACAATTTAGAAAAAACCTCTCGCTTTCGTGAAAAAGGCGGATTTGAAATAACTAAATCACATTCTGGGATAGGATTCTCAAAGAAATCCTGCCCTGTCTTTATATCCCCATGAATTACTTCCGCGCCGTTTTCTTTGAAGTAGCGTACATACTCGCTTTCTTCGGTGTCAAAAGGACAGTACACAACCAATTTACGGTTGATGTTATGACGCTGCATAAAATCAAAGATGAATGTATCAAGGCACGAAACAAGATAGCGCGGTGTCCTGTAATCATCATTCAGATTGTAAACGAGCTTTACGGCTCTAGGCTTCTCAATCGGCTTTTCTTCTGACATATCAATTCCCCTTAGATTTTTTTAAGTTCTGCGACAACATAATTCACCACATCAACGCTCTCACATTTGACTGTGATAGTCTTTCCGTTATGTTCAATGGTAAAACCGTTTTTCTGAATCTTTGTGCCTTCCCGATTCTTTTTCTGCAAGTCACCGATAATCTTTCCAGCAGCGATGTGATTTTTTCTCACATACTCCTTGCCGTTGTCGCCATATACTTTTTCAATGTTCTTTACCGCATAATACTGATTCAAAACCCAACTAACGCTTTTGTTCAGCATTGTGGCAAGCCGTTCATTCGTAACTTTTAACCGGCTTTGTGCCTTAATCTTGTCAAACGCTTCTACAAGTTCAATCGCGCTCATTTGCTTACGCTGAATATTCTCTTCAAGCTGAACTTTGATAACTTCTGAATCTGGAATATCCTCACGGATAATGCAAGGTACAGAAATATCACCGCCGACAAGCTGCAAGGCTTTAAGCCGTCTGTGTCCGCAAATAACTTCATACTTATTGCCCTTTGGTCTTACAACTAAAGGCTGTAAAATATCATGTGCTTCAATGCTCTTTGCAAGCTCGATAATATCTTCGTCACGCTCGCTTCTGACATTCGTGCCGTAAAGAATCCGGCTCAATGGTATCTCTCTTGTCATTTTTACCTGTCACCCCAAATTTCTTTTATCTTCGTAAAGGCTCGCCGCCTTTTTATGTATATGCTCGAAACGCCCCTTTAAGTGCGGGTATTTCTGCAAAAACTTTTCTTCCCCTTCGTTGTGGAATTCGTCATGCTCCACACGGTTTAACGCAATCCAATTTTCCGGGTCATTCCGTAAAATCTCGTGCGCTCCCTTTCCCATCATGTGATGAAGGTCTATATCTGTTCCTATTCCGCTCGCTTCGGAATAAACCGCCCTTTCTCTCCACTTCGATTCTGTCATTGTGGCGGTAAAATCTTCTTTCTGCTTTCCCCGCCATTCCTCGAATTCGTAAATAACCATTCGTACATCAGCCTGTAAATCCTGCTTCAAGTCGCAAAGCATACACAGGTGATAAATCAAGCCGTCAATGAAAGTTGCAGCTTGTACCGTGTTTGCTTCGCTCAACCGTACCGGGCGTAATCTGTTCGGGTACAGTGTGCAAGGTGTCTTTTCGGCGTATTCGGTCAGCAAATCTTCATACAAGCTATAAAGTTCTTCGTCCGTTCCGCGCCGACCTTCCATTGATTCATAAATAATTGAAATCAGCTTCCAAGCCGTGTTTAATTCTTTTATGCTCCGTTTCTGTAAAGGTGCGTCAATTTCACACCTCAAAAGGATTTCAAGTCCGCTTCTTTCTTCCCGGTCTTTCTTGCTTTTGAAAACCTTTCTAATAGGGATTAAGTCACGGCTATCACTCGGTCTTAAAATAATTGAGTTATCTTTGAAAAGTATGCCGTGAAAATAGCCTGTGACTTTCATTCCCTACCGCCTTAGAATATCTCACTAGGGTCTTGTGCCTGTGGTGGCATTGAATCAAAAGCGGCGTTCATTGCAGCTTCATCTTCAACGGACATTCCACTTTCAAGTGCTTCCTGTGCCAAATCGCTAGGTGCAGGCTCTTCTGTCTGTGCAGGAGCTGCAATCTGACTAGGCTCTTCACTTACCGAATAGGTAACAGTTTCAGCTTCTGGATTAACTTCAACGGCTGTATCGTTGTAATCTCCGCTTTCTTCTGTCTGGACTGCCCGCAATGTTTCAATGCTGATAGGACAGAGTTTAAGAGCTTTAATAACGCAAGTTTTCAAAGCCATTGCGTCAAAGTTCTTCACCCAATTATTTTCTTCAAGCCCTTTGCCGCTGTTCTTTGCCATGACATAAGATTTTGAATACTTATCGCGGAATTTCTCTGCGTCTGATTTTGTAAGGATTGCGAATTGCTCACCGCCGTTTGTAAGTTCAACAAGACAGTAATAAGCTACAACTTCGCCTCGGTCTTTGAAGATGTTGATTTTATGGTGTATGCTCCGTCCGCTTGCCAATTCACACTCGAATTCATCATTGGCATATACAGGTTCTGCGGCGATAGTCTTGATTGTCTTTGAGCGTCTGGCAAGTTCAACCAATCCCTTATAACCAATCTGAAAATGGCAGGTCATAACTTTCTGCCACTGTCCGTTTGGCAACTTGACAGATTCATTGTATGGGATAAAATAAGCCTGTCCTAAAACTCCGCCCGGTTCCAAACCGTAATTTGCTGCCTGTGCAATAGAACGCTGCAAACTTTCCTTGTCACAAGTACGCAAGAGCGGATTTTTAGGGTCTAAGATAGCGAATTTCACGCTCTCCATAAACCTTTCAAGGCTTACCGTTCCAGCTGGAATTGATGAAGCAACCCTTTTTTGCTGAACTTCCAGCCAATCCCTCAAAGTTCCCTGCTTCTGCTGTGTCTGTGTCGCAACTTGTCTGTTCTGTGCGTCAGAGCCGTCTGTTTTCATAAAAAATGCCTCCATGTCTATATATCGTTGGGTTAGATACTTTTTCTCGTATCTAATACGATTGTAAATCTATTTATCGTATCAGTCAATACGAATTTGTGCAAATTTGCACAAATTTACAAAACCAAAGGTACACCAATTCTTTGAAGTCTTACCGCCAATTCTCTTGTTGCTTCGATGTCGCCCATAGCGTCATGCGCGTTTACAAGCGGAATTTCAAGCGATTTGCAAACCGTTGTAAGTTTCTTGTTTACGGTATTCAGTTTCCCCATTGCCGTTGCCCGCTTTACCTGTTCCAGAACATCAAGCAATTTCGGCTCAAAGAAATCTGACATCTTGTATTCGGTGTAACGCTTGAAAAGTTCGTCCAGATGTTGCCAATCGAAAAACGGGTTATATCCTGCAAAGTACATCTTTTCAAACTTCCCATCGTCATTGAAACCTTTGCCGTATTCCAGAAAGAAAGAAGCGATTCTCGGCATTACTTCCGCCGCCTTTGCGTACCCTTCAATCGTTTCTTTCTTTACGCCGTGGGTTTCGTATGCTTCTTCGTGGTATAAAATGCCCTTTTCTTCGTCCAGCGGATTCAGAAAGAAAAGCCGCTGCCACACTTTTGTTTTATCCATGCCGTGCTTAAAAAGCATTGCGACTTGAAAAGCTCCGCTGTTTTCCGGCTTTAAACCTGTTGTTTCTGTGTCACACCAAAGAACTTTCATTTTTCAGATTCCCCCTTAATTCGTCTGTTTTTCTTGTTCCAAGAGCGGATTGCCTGTTTCTGTGTTGGATATGAAGAACCAGAGCAACCACACTCTTTACAAATGACAAAGAAAGAGCCGTACTTACTTTCTACCTGCGGATTTCCGCCACAACAGCACCTATCCACTCTCAAATCTTCATCATCAGAATACATCAGCCGCCCCCGCTGCTTTTTTCTCTGCCGTGATTCTCATTACAAGGCTTGCTGATTCCTTGCAATATTCATCAAAAAGCCCGGATTTTTTGAGCTTGTCTGTGTCGGCAATCTTGCGAACCTGCTTGTTCCAAGATATTTTTGCACCGCCCGCCTTTGCGATGATTTTCTGCTTCTCGACATCAGCGGTCGGCGAGGCTTTCATAATGGCAATCTTGATTTTTTCCTTGATGATTTCTTTTTTCTCTCCGGCGGCTTTTTCTTCCTGTGCTGCAAGATTGTATTCATCACAGAGCAAAGAAACCTCTTCGGGAAGTTCAACCTCGGCGGCACACTCTTTATAAACGCCGTCAACAATCTTTGATTCGTATTCATTGCCTGTTGGAGCTGGCATTACTTCTGCAAGTACATAGTCATTCCAGAATGATTTTTCAGCCGGAATAAGAGTGTTGTTGATAAAGTCGTCATTTCTAGGCACTGTGTAGATTCTGCCGTCTGCCTTGTCAATAAGCACACAAAGAACGAACCAATCAAGCCCGGTTACAGCCATGTAATGCTGGACTTGGCAATAATAGCTGTCTGGAATTTCATCACTTCCAAATTCCGTATTGCGTGAAGTTGCGGTTTTGATTTCAAGCCCGCCGATTCCCTTAACGGTCTTTCCGTTGATTTCTCTTGCTTCCGGCACAAAAATCACGCCGTCCAAATCAGCAAGCATGAACGGATTTTTAACGCTCTTGAACATTACAGGAGCGGTTTCAATCTGCAAATTCAAATCGTCTGCAAGCCCTTTTCTGATTGCAGCTTCCGCCATTTTTCCCCACTTGATAGACTGATTGTTTTTATTCAAATCAGAATCAAGAAGGTTTTTCTTTGCGATGTAAACGCTCAACGGTGTAGCAAAGCGATTCATGTTAAGGATTGCCCCGGAATCACTGCCGCCGATACCCTCACGGCGTTTATCAAGCCACACATCTTCGCTCATACCTTCCGTACTTTCAGCCGTACAGAATCCGTTTTTCAAGATTTCTTCATAAAGCATTTTTTGCCTCCTTATGCTTCGTTGGATTTCTCGTCTATCTTTTTTTTCATCATGTAGCGCAATTCTGCCGCTTGGTCAGAACCGTAACCCATGCTGTATAAAAGTGCTTCTCTCACGCTTCCGAAGGTCTGCTTTTTGCCCTTGTAGGAAGATTCGTAAAGTTTTATATCCTTACCGTTAAACTTCGTTGTAGTGCATTTCAACATCATTTCTGCGCCCCCTTCGGATTCCTTGCACCTGTGCAATATTTCTTGTGGTATTCTGGAAGCGTTTTGTCCGTATAAGTCAGCCATTCCGCCACCGTTTCCCTGCTCCAAGCGTGCCGCCCCTGTACGATGCCGTCCGGGATTCCGCCCTTCGGCTGATACCACCTGTTATTTTTGAAGGTCGAAAAAGCACCCACGCCGCGCAAGTTGTAACAGGCTTCCAAGTCGTACCATTGCGCCGTAAGCTGATTGTTTTGTACGCTTGCAGCCTGTTTGAATGTGTTTATCGCTTCCGGGAGAAGTTGAAGAAGTTTTCCAAGTTCCCCTTCATCATCAATCTGTAAGGTCATGCTTCCACCCTTTTTGTTGAATTGATTTTATTTTTGAAGAACTCTAAACCCTTAATCGTGAACATTAGTTGCTGTTTTGTTTTGTCGCCCAAAGTAAATGGTCTTAAAGTGAAATACTGCGAGTATTCACCATAGCAGCGATATTCACCTACATTATTTTTGTAGATGTAGCGAGTTTTCAGAAGATTCATTAAGTCAGATTGTGAAATGTGGAGATAATTAGCACCGTCCCGGAAATTGCAGAATCTATCACGACTTACAAATTCATCATAAATAATGGCTTTAGGTTGCATTTCTTTTACTTTTGCCTGTAGCTGATTTATTTTCATTTGTTGATAAGCCATTGCTTTCTGTACAAGCAATTCACCCTCTAGGTCTGTAGAAATATTATCAATTTGTCTTGTCGCAAGATTGTGATGCCTTTGAATTGCTTGTTTAATGAGTGTTGCTTGCTTTTCGTTGAAAACTCTTGTAGGTCTACCACCTGTACTTTTCCGAAGTACATCGGAAAAGCCTAATCGGTTTACGGTATTGTTTACTGTATCTACATCTACACCCAACATTTCAGCCAATTCTTTTGTTGTAACTGTTTTTTCTGTAGCAATCTCATTCATTTTCTTTATCCCCCAAAAAGAAAAGCCGCAGGCTTTCCGTGACAAAAACCTACGGCTTTCATTCCCCTTTCGGGAGTGACTGCCAAAGCAATCAAAAAAGGTCACGGTTCTTTTTCCATTGCTCTGTTATAAAATTGCTTAATAAAGCAATTACACTTTTATATTATTGCTTTTTCGCGTAATCTGTCAAGATAATAATTATGTTTTTAAGCAATTATTCCGAACATAAAAGCATGGATATTTACGAACGGATTAAAGAACTCTGCAAAAAAGAAGGTATCTCGCTGAAAGAAATGCTTGAAAAAAACGGAATCGTGCAATCGTCTTACTATTCCAGCCAACAGGCTAAACGCTTCCCGGCTCTCCCGGATTTAGTAGCAATCGCAAAGCATTTCAAAGTTTCCCTTGATTTTCTGATTACAGGTCAAGAGAAATGTGATTTTCCGCAAGAAATACGGCTTCTTTTTGCAGAACTAGACACGCTGAATGAAAATCAAAAATCATTCCTCATGTCCTCGCTGCAATTCCAGATTGACTTGTTCAAAAAGCAATCTGAAAAGCAGCAGGATTTTTAGCGAAGGACTTTTATATCCTTGCTACCGCAAAGCTTCAAAAACAGGTAACGGATAAAGCTAATGCGCCTAGTCTGTACGCCGTTTTTGTGCATTGTGTACATCTTCGGTGTGTACTGTTCTACATAGATTCTCCTTCCCATTTTCCCACCTCACTTTTTGCCCGATAGTTATTTAGAGAGATTGACAATTCCGCCTGCAGCCGTAAGAGGTATGTACTGCGATACAAGGATTCCGTTCCACTTGTCGTAATATGCCATTTGTTCCTCATGTTTCCATTGCTGCTGTTGAATAGTCATGTTCTGTGCAATTTTTGCGTTATAATATGCGATACCGTCAGCCTCAGCCTGTTTTGCTTTGGCTTCATTCTGTGCCTTAATCAATGCGGCTTCTGCTTCAAGCTGAATAGCCTGTTTTTTTGCTTCGGCTTCTTTGACAAGTTTCTGCGCGTTTGCGGCGGCAATATTTGCTTCCTGCTCCGCCTGTTTTACCTGCTGTGTACGATTTGCCGTTTCTTTAATCTGGCGGTCAAAATCATCTGACCAATCCCAATTTGTGATAGTTGTCTGTGAAATTGTGATAGGATAATCGACCATTCTTGCTAAAATGGATTCAGAAACACGGCTTGTAACTTCCGGCTGTTTTTCTACAAGTTCATAAATCGAATAGCAGCCTACGACTTCCTTAACGCTTGCGATAATATTTGATTTCATTGCAGATTCAATCACACTATCGCCGTATCTTGTGGCAATATCCATAATGCGCGATTCGTCATAAGCATATTTGACATTTACAGTCGTTCCGACCGTCTGCATATCGCGGGTAATTGCTCCGTCATTTCCGACTGCAAAAGTAGCTTCAAAAGTTTTTGGCGCGATTGAATACTTTGTTACATTTGCGATAAATGGCGCATGGAATTTCAAGCCCGGCTTGATAACATCGCCTTTTACTTTACCGAAAACATATTCAACTCCGCGCTCACGCTGTTTTACGGTTGAGCATGAGTTGATACCTACTACAAGAGCAAGCAAAATCACGATTGATGTGATAATGTGCTTCTTCTTGATTTCTTTTCCGAACAATTCCATTTCAGAACTCCTTTTTGTTTATTTTTAGCCGATGTAATATCGCTTTACATGGCGTTTTTCCTTGTACCTGTTCTGGACTTCAATCCAATCACTTGAAATATTCACACCCTTGCTTTTCAGCTCAAAAATCCGTGCTGAAAGCCTTGTTTCGCCTAAATCCACACACGCTTCAAGTGTCGTGATTGACCCAAAATCCATGATGTAATTAAAAACTCTCTGCTGGGTGGTATTCAGCTTGATTTCGTTACCGTCAATCATCATCTACCCCCATGCTTATAAGCTGTTCGTCAATGTTTACAAGTCTGTCTTGTAACTGCTCGATTGTTTTTTCAATACGCTTCTTTTCGCGCATAAGGCTTGAAGGTGAATCAAGTCCATCGTCTGCAGGCTTAGTTTTTTTCGCCGTGTCTTTTGCAATCGCCTTTACCTGCTCAACGGTTGCCCCGCTGTCAGCCGCCTGTATTGCTGCGTTTTTCATCATTGCGTCTTTTGCTGAATTGATTGCCTTTGACATTTCATCAGAAACATCAGATGTCAAATAAGCCTGTTTCTGTAATTCTTTTGCCTTGTTTCTGGAAATCTGCAAATCATGTTCAAGCACATCTTCGTATCTGTCGCCTTGCTCTTCACATTCCCTGTGAAGTTCGGCAAGAAGTTTTCCCTGTTTTTTCTGCAATTCGATAATCTGTTTTTGAATGTCTGTAAGTTCTTTTGCTTTTGCCGCTACGCTTTCGCTTCGTTCGCGTGAATAAATGCCGATTCTTTCAGCTTCATCAAGAAGGTTGTAGAATGTACTCCAAAAAGCGTTGTTGTGCGCTCTTGCGGCTTTCACGCCGTTTTCATTCTGGATATGGTGCGTAAGCTCGTGAATCGCCGTGAACATTAAGGCGTTGTCGGATTTGAAGTTTTTGTTATGCAAGAATATTTCATGTGTCAGCGGCTTATAAAATCCGTTTACTTTTTTGCTCTGCTTTCCTGTCTGCGTTACCGTGAATTCGGTCTTGCACTGATACAGTTTTTTCAAGTTCTCTAAAATGTTCTCGTTGGTCATTCTTCTTCTCCTGTTTTTTTTGCAATTAACGCATTGCTGCGGTCTGGCACTCTACATCTCTTGAACAGACAAAACACTACCTACACCGAAAACTCCGCTGCGAGCGCGTGGCAAGGATTAGATTTTTTCCTCGCTTGTCCGGGATAACATACTCACTGTAGCCTTTGAGCAACTCTACAGCCCCTTTGTTATTCTTTTCGCATACCCTTCGCATACTCTACTCACACCCTCTGCGTACTCTTTGCGCCCTGTTTCCAGCAACTCCTCTTGCGCGTGACAGGATTTGAACCTGCAAGTTATTTACTTTCGGAAAAACTTTTGAAAAAAGAACATACACCGCTTAACCTTTAGCGGCTTACACGCGCCATATTTTTAACAAGGTATCGCCCTTGCTATATCCTTGAAGATTGCAAGAGGGCTATCTCCGGCAATACGGACATTTATCTTGCCCACGCCCTTGAAAATATCTACGCTGTCGTACATATCCCCGACCTTATGAATAGCCATGCCCTTAAACTCGTCATCAGCTTCACGCAAAATCTGCTCGGTCAGTGCCAACACCGCATCTTTTCTAGCGTCTGTCATACCTTCAATCCCCCTGCAACAAAAAAAGCCTGTCAGTTTCAGCGCAAACCAACAGGCTTTCCGGGTTTCCCCAAATTGCCAAAGCAATTAACAACGCGCTGTAATGTTAATGGCTCTGTCGTTACATCGTTTTGATGTTGTCTTGATTCTGTTTTTACACCTGTTTGATTTTAAAGTCAATAAGTTTTTACACCATTTTGTGCTTTTTCACAACATTTCTTAAAAAACAGTGCTTTTTTTGATGTTTTCTGCCGAAAATTTGAGCATGGAAATAACTTCATTCTGGGAAAGAATACAAAATCTCTGCAAAAGCAACGGTATCACTCAAAGAGAATTGTCTGAAAAATTGGGCTATGGAGCGCGTAATCTTGAAATCAAAATTCAGAGAAACAGCCTGCCAAACATTGCGGAACTGAAAAAACTATCTGAAATCTTCGGTGTATCTTTTGATTTTTTGATTGACGGTCTGGAAGAAAACGAAAGGCGAGTTGTCAGAAATTCCGACACAGATAAATTCTTTGTGCCTGTACTTAATCAAAAACTTTCAGCCGGGTACGGTCAGTACCTACAGGAAGAGCCGCAAGTAATCGGCTACATGGAAGTGCCGCGATACTTAAAACAATTCGGCGAAAACTTAGCTTTGCTTTATGTGGACGGTGACAGCATGGAACCCACTTTAAGGCGCGGTGACTTGGTGCTTTGCGATTCATGCGGTTATAGCGGCGAAGGGCTTTACGCAATAATGCGTGACGGTGACGGTTATGTAAAACGAGTTTATAAAGATTCCGGGAAGTTCATCATCAAGTCAGACAATCCGCTTTATCCGACCAAAGAAGAACCACAGGATTCACAGTGTTTAGGAATTGTCGGAAGAGTTCACTATGTCTTGAAACACATCGACTGATTTTTGCCGGAAAAAAATTACGGCGGTAAGTATTTTAAATTTATCTCATCTTCTCTTATCTCTTCTAGTCTAATCTTATCTAATCTATTCTTATCTTGCATGATAGTATCATGATTTTGTCATGATAAATCTTGACTAGCCATTGATAGAGTGCTGACGAAATCAATAATAACTAATGACTGACCGCTGATTAAATCTAGTAACATCTTGATTTTACTTGCTGAAATCGTGACTACATTATAGAAACATCATAATTGCTTTTGACAATAAAAAAAGCCCTCTTCCAAAAAGAGAGCTTTCAAGCGTTATTTTACATTCAAGCTAAAAAGTAAAATAGTAGCGGTCTTTATTTTACTTTGTTCCAGATTTCATCAACATTTTTTTGGTACGGCTGCAAGCCCTGCAACTGTGCCTCAAGGTCTGGTCTTGTGTAGTAATCCGTCATAATCTGCGAGTTATGACCTATCATTTTCCGCAAAACTTCCGCCGGAATGAGGTTAGAATTCACCGTGTAAGTGTTGTATGTGAATCTCAATGAGTGTGGTGTTATGACCTTTGAAGCGTCATAAATTCCCAGCTTCTTAATGCAATATTTGAATCGTGTATCAAGCAACCCCTGCAAGATAAATTCGCCGTCTTTTGAAAAGATGTAGTTTTTCTTACATTGCGGTCTTACTTCAAGATAATCATTCAGCAATTCAGCCATTTTTGACGGTAACAATACAGTTCTTTGCTTCGGATTCTCTATGCTTCCCTTTTTCAAGTAAGGCTGCTCCACATCGTAACTGTCAATCATACGGTTTATGAAAAGTCCACCGTCCTGTATCTGGTCTATGCAGATTGCTCTTGTTTCTCCCGGTCTTAATCCTGTACTTGCCATAAGCCGGAACATTACACCGAACATAAAGCCGTAAGCGTGAGGTTTTCCGTCAATACCGATGTATTTATCAGTTCCCTTTACGCTCCAATTTTCCGTAAGTTTTTCTACATCGTCCGGGAACAATAAAGAAAGCTGCTCCATAGTCAGAATGTCTTTTTTCTGTCTGTCACTTCTGATAAAGCCGTCAACATCAAGCCGATGTTTTACGAGCTGTAATCTTTTACACTCTCCGAACAAATCACGCAAAACACCTAGAATCGTATTCTTGTAAGAGTTTTTATATTCAAGCGAAATCAAGAAATTCTCAATCTCGCCCTCTTCGATTGTTTCCGGGATTCTCTCGCCGAATTCAGCAAGAATAATTTTCATCAGCCGTTTTTTCTGTGTTATCGTTTGCGGCTGCAATGCTTTTCCGTGAGCCGCTTTCAGCTTCATAAAAAGCGAATCATCGTCATACAAAGTAGAGCCGACATCATAGAGCCGGATTTGCCGGGCTAGTCTGTACTCTTCTTCTCCCCTTCTGTCCTGCTCTTCCAGAAGTGCTAAATAGGCTTCCGCTTCTTTTTTCAGATAACAGGGTTTCCCATGCTGACCACATGATTTTTTAACTTGCTTTCCGTTCTCGTCATAGAACCAATAATACCACCGTGTTTCTTTCCTACCGTTCTTTGTTTCAGTCCTTTTGAACAAGTGCCTTTCTTTTTTCATAACCACCTCTAGCGTAATTCAAAAAAAATAAAAAATCTATTCCCTTTTTATTCTCTTTTCGGCAAAAAGTGATTTTTCTACAGAATTAAAAATTGTCTAATTTGTTATATTGCATAGATTAAACAAAATGTGCTAAAATTGCCGTAGAGGGGAAGTCTCCGTCTTTCCCCTTTAATTTCCGTCAATTTGTAGCAATTTTAATCTTCTTTTTTCTAATATTTTACAAAATTCTGTAGTAAAATCAATTATAGATAATTTGTTTTATTCCCTTTCTATTCCCTTTTGTGCTGCTTCCATATCGCTCATCATATCAAGGATAATCTGCTGTTTGTTCGGCGGCAACATCTGCCACCTTGTACCAACAGAAGCACCTTCCGGCGTGAGTGTTTGCGCTCTCAATAAATCTACAAGGGAGTTTACAACGGCTTGTTGAGCCTGCGAAAGTTCCTGCAATCTTCCGGGTAATTTTTCGTTTCCGGGTTTCAATCCGACATCTTCACCCAATACAAGATAGTCCACAGGAACATCAAGAATCTTTGCAATTTTTACAGCGACATCGGCGCGTGGTATTCTGTCGTTGTCTTTCCATGACGACATACCTGTACGAGATATACCAACGGCATCGGCAATGTCAGCCTTATTCTTGCCTTTTTCGGCTATAAGGCGTTCAAATCTATCGTTGAAGTTTTCCATTCTGCTACTATTATCGTCAATTTTACGCAAATATTCAATATTTCGACCAAAATTAAGTATAAAACAGTAAATTATAGTCCTTTTATTCTGTTTTTCGGACTATTTACACTTTATAGTATTTTATAACGATTTCAATACGATTTATCATTGACATAATACGATTACAAGTATTATTATACTAAATATCAACAAGCCTCTTAGAGGTTATCGTTGGGTTTTTCTTCTGCCCCTTGCTTGGGTCAGAGCTTGCAAGGGGTTTCTTTTTTGAAGAAAAACGATAAGGCATTTTTGGAATTATCTGGCTTTTCCAAAACTGCTTTATGCAGACTTAGGGCTTTGTGCCGCGTAGTATTGCCAGAATACGAAACGGTTTCAAAGCCCTTCTTTTTTGGTGAGGTGTTTCCATGAAAACATTTCCAAAATGTGATTCAAAATCAGTTGGAAAGATTATTGAACACGCAAATAAAAACATCTGCACTGACGGCATTCAGAATTCTGACAGCTCAACATTTATCTTTCAAGAAGAAAAAGTAATCTGTACTTTCAACTTGCTGGATAAATCCGGCTTCAAGAACCGCTTGCTTAACAGTTGCTATTACCTGTCTTTGACTTTCTGCGGTATTACGAAAAACGGCAAAAGTTATATTCAGCCGTTCGACCACAAAAAAGCAGCAAAAATTATCAAGACATTTTTTCCGAAAACAAATCTTGTCTGGGAACACGCCCCTTTTACGAAAGAAGGAGCTGCAGCCTACACACATCATTTCTACCTGTTCGTTTCAATTCCTTACGGTAGAACGCCTGTAATTCTGCAGGCAGACGACATGAAAGAACTGATTGAAAACAAATATATCCTATATGAAGGAGGAAAATAATATGAAAGTTGCATTACTTGCACAGTCGATTGAGGATTTGGGAGCTGAAATTCTCAATATCACAAAGAAAAACGCCTTTGGTGGCGGAAATGTCTATCAGATTGATATTGCAGAACCTGCTTCGGCAAATCCTGCAAAGATTGAACACCCAGAAGTAAAAACTATTCCACCTGCGGATATTTTTACAACTGATGTTTTTTCAACAATCAAAAAATGCTGCAATGAAGGTGTAGCGGATGCGAATATTAAGCCCGGTCAGCAGATTCTTATACCACATTTCAAAGTTCCAGCCGTCAAAGATTGCGAAGGTGAAGAATTTGACAAAATCGACCTTGAAAATGTCGTGATTACAGTGGTTCATGTAGAGCCACACCGTGTAGTTTTTAACTTTGAGGATATTCTTTTCAGACATGATGTTGATTATGAAGAATCCGGCATGCCGTTTGATGAAACTCCACTTGGTGTCTACCTTGCCAAACACTTTGCAGAAGCCCTCAAAGAATACACAGGAAAAGTCAATGTTTCCCTGCTCTCAAAAGACAATGTTTTCAATGAGGACAGTAAGGATTTTATGCCGTATTTCAAGGCAATTAAAAACAGAATAAAAGTTCTTGCTTTTGAAAACGATACTTGGTGGTGGTGGCTCGGTACGCCTTATGCGTCGAACGCTTCCTACTTTTGCCGTGTCAACGACTATGGTAATAGCAGCGGCAGCGGTGCAAGTAATAGTGATGGCGGCGTTGCGCCCGCTTTCGAGTTTACCGCTGATAGCGAGTAAACTCATATCTTGAAATCTCCCGGCGTAATGCCGGGAAGAAAGGGAGCGTGACGCATGAAAATTAAAAAGTTCACAGTCGGTTATATATTCGGTTGTTTTGCCATTGAATTTGTACAGATGAATATAAACAACAGGGCTTTAGAAGTATTCCTGCTGATTTGCTTCAAGCAATGCAAGCTCCGTGATTTTTTCCGAAATCGGGTCAAGAAACATTCTTTTTAACCCCATAAGTTCCTGTCGCCTTTGCAGCTTGATTCTGTCAGACATAATAGAGCCGGAGTATTTTTCATTTATCTTATCTAAGATGTATTTACTCTGCTTTTCGTACTCTTTTTCAAGGTCTTTTACTGCCTGTGATTTTTGAGGAATAAACTTTATATTGTCACAAGTAACCTTACTGAAATCAAAATCGCTCATATAATCGCCTTTCCTGTTTCCCGGTCAATAAATGAAATTTTTATATCTATGTCTAATACATCTGCAAGCATTTCTAAATCTGAAATCTTTAATTTTTGCTCTGCGATTCTTTTTAAAAAATCTTTTTTTTCTAGTGAAAGTTTATTTGCAATAAATCTAAAGTCCTTTTGCCTGTGGGTTAATATCTGCTGAATCATTTTATAAAAAGAATTGTCCTCTAAGTTATAAGTAACCCTGCGAGATTTATAATACATATTATCGTTTAGCGTCACAGTTTCTTTATACCTAGCCCCTTTCTTGCATTTTTTATACAAAGCTCCGTTAAATTTTTTGTTGCAGACAGGCTGATATTTTGCAATGAAGAAATCTTCAAAATAATCTAACTCTGGAATTTCACATTCATATATAGCAATGCTGTCATGTTTTATATCTGGATGGCTTAATGCCCTTGAAAGTCCATTTTTTGATTGCCCTACATAAACTACTTCTTTATCAAGTAATAAGAAATAAATAATTCCGTGTAATTTACAAAACGAAGGACTTAATAGAACGGTGTTTGATTCGTCTAATTCCATAACTCCATTTTAAACACTTTTATTCAGAAATTCAATGAAAAATTACTTAATTACATAATTATTTCAAAAATTTTAACAAATTTACTCAAATTCCTGCTTAATTACATAATTTTCTTATTGACAAATTACGCTATTTAGCAATAAGATTATTTTAGAGTTGCTTAATAAAGCAATTCTAAAATAGAACGGTTTAGAAAATATCTTGCCTTTTCTAAACCGCTTTATGCGGTGTGTCGTGCAAACGACATTTTAAGCCGTCTGTAGAGGCAAGAATACAGACGGCTTTCTTTTTTTTAGAGGAGAAAAACACAATGCCTAGAACAACAAAAAAGAATGTTCTTGTTCCAGAGAATCAGACAGAACAGGAAAAAGAAGCTGTAGTTCAGCCGGAACTTACGGCAGAAGAGCCAAAGAACGAAATCGCAATCTTGCCGATTGAATCATTGAATTTCGTTGCCGACATGAAAATCGGAACTCTGACAACAAACGCAAGGGTTATTAGGGATTCAATCAAAGCCCTTACAGATAACTTCTCAATCGAAGAATACATCGGAAACCCGAAAAAAGCCGCCGACCGCAAGGCAAAATTAAACACACTCGCAAAACAGATGAATGACGCTCGTATCGCCTATGAAAAGGAATGGATGCAACCTTTCAACGGATTCAAAGACCTTGTAAGCGAATCAGTAAACCTTGTCAAAAGCTGCACAATTCAGCTTGACGGCGTTGTTAAGGAAGAAGAGCGAAGAGAGAAGGAAGCAAAACGCGCCGAAATTGCCGACATCTGGAAAGTGTACGACTTCAATCTTGTTCCGCTTGAAAAAATCTTCAACGAAAAATGGCTTAACAAATCATACAAAACAAAACAGATTCATGATGATATTGCACATATCATTGACCGTATCACAGGTGACTTACAGAGCATTGAACAGTTCGGAGAGGACACCGCGACACTCAAAGAATTGTATCTTACCACACTTGATTTACAGGCAACCTTGCGCCGTGGTGCTGAACTCCGGGAGAACAGAAAACGCCTGCAGGAAGAAGAAGAACGCAAAGCCCAGCTTGAAGCCGAAAGACAGGCAGCCTTAATGCAGAGGGCAAACGAGCCGGAACAGCCACAGACAGTAGAAACAACAGAGAGTACGGAACAGCCGACATACAATGTTGATTTCAGCACACACGAAGTGACAGAAGTTCAGCCGGAACAGCCAAAACAGCCGATAGAAAAACTCTTTGACTTCTATGTGACAATGCCTATTGCAACACTCGCTAAACAGTGTGGAATTGAATCAGAGCCTATACTTATGAGAGCCACAATGCAGCAGATGAAAGATTTCCGTTCTGCAATGGAATCAAACGGCTTTGTTTACGAAAAATCATCATACAAGGGCTATCTGCTTCTTGATGTTCATGTGAAAGGAAGTAAATAACAATGAATCTGAACATAATAGATATGTTCTGCGGTGGCGGTGGCGAATCTACAGGATTGATAAACGCCGCCGAAGAATACGGCTTCAATGTTAACATTTCAGCAATAAATCATTGGGAAAGAGCGATTGAAACTCACGCGGCGAATTATCCGTTTGCTGAACACAGAATAGAAGATGTACAGACAATAAATCCAGAATCACTAAAAGCTGCGGTGAATACCGATTTACTATGGGCAAGCCCCGGTTGTCAACATTTCAGCGTAGCTCGTGGCGGAAAACCGCGAAATGAACAGCAACGCGCCCCAGCTTGGGAAGTGCTTCGGTTTGTCGAAACACTTCACCCAAAAAGAGTAATTATTGAGAATGTACCAGAATTTCAGTCATGGGGAGCTTTGACACCAGAAGGAAAACCGATTCCGTCTGAAAAAGGAAAAACATTCAAGGCTTATATTCGCTCTCTTCAATCTCTTAATTACACGGTTTCTTATAAAGTTCTTTGTGCTGCTGATTATGGCGCACCAACAACACGAAGAAGATTGTTTATTCAAGCCGTTAGAAAAGATTGCGGAAAAAGGATTGTTTGGGCTGACCAGACAAACACTAAGAACGGCGACTTATTCCTTCCGAAATGGAGAGCTGCGAGCGAAATTATAGATTGGTCTATTCCTTGCCAGCTTATCAGCAAAAGAAAGAAGCCTCTTGCAGACGCGACATTAAGAAGGATTGAATACGGAATCCGAGAATTTTGGGGAGATAATGCAGAGCCATTTATTGCTAGGCTTTACGGACAATCAAATGCAGAGAGCTTAGAAATGCCGCTTTCAACTATCTCTTGCAGCGGCGCACATCATATGTTAATCCGTCCATTTCTCGCAAGATATAACGGCGGCAATAACCGTGTTCACGCAATTTCTGAACCTGTACCGACACTAGACACAAGCAACCGTTACGGAGTTGTCGAACCGCTCATAAACCGAAAAGGCAAAAACTATCAAATCGGCGTACCTATTCCAAACGAATTTGTAAAAGACAATTTTGACATTGTTTCCGGCGCATACGGAATAGAACTAGGATTCAGAATGTTGCAGCCGAATGAACTTGCAGCCGCTACAGGTTTTCCGGCTGATTATAAGTTTACAGGTACGAAAGTTGAGATTGTTAAACAAATCGGAAATGCCGTACCGCCATGTTTTGCAAAAGCAATGTTCAGTCAGATTCTAAAAGAAATGACTAAATAGATTATATAAAGAGGAACTAAAACAAAATGGACTTTGACACGCTCATACATTGCGACTGCATAGAATACATGAAGAATATGCCTAAGAATTCCGTTGACCTCACACTTACCGACATACCGTATTGCGAAGTTAATACCAATATCGGACATAACGGCATGGATAGAAGGAATCTGGATAAAGGCGATGCAGACACTAAGACATTCGAGCTGTCAGAGTTTTTGCCACTCGTAGATAAAGTGACAAAAGGCTCAATCGTCATATTCTGCGGAATAGAACAGCTTGCGCAAATCTTCACATACTTTAAGAAAAAAAAATACCCTACCCGACATTTAGTGTGGGCTAAGACAAATCCAAGCGTAATGAACGGCGAAAAAGAATACCTTAATTCAGTAGAAAACGCCGTATGGACTAAAAAGCCCGGCGCATATTTCGGCGGCTTCTGTATTCCTTCCGTGCTTACATATCCGCAAGGAACAGGAAAACTACACCCGACAGAAAAGAATCACGATTTATTAAGGCAGCTTATCATAGAAAATTCACGACCTAATCAGACAGTCTTTGACCCATGTGCCGGAAGTGGCTCAACGCTTTTAGTTGCGGGAAATGAAAGCAGGCATTTCTTAGGCTGTGAGCTTCGGGGAAAATACTTTATTCCAGCCATTGAACGGCTTAAAAGCGAGGGCGGTTTTTGTCCTTCTCTTTTCGATGAATCAGAACTTATCGATGAAAACAAACATATTAAAATGCAATCACTTTTTGAGGAGGCAGAATAGAAATGACATTCGGACAGTATTATATAGCACAATTTAAGGAAATTCCCAATGTCTGGAAAATTGCCAAACGCTTCAATAAAAAATGGGCTTTCTTAGGCACTGTATCGCTTCTTCTCGTGCCGACCTATATTTACATGATGTATCTGTATGATACCGGGAAAATGCAGGTAGACACACGATATATGAAAGTAAAGCCGAAAAAACATTGCAGCCGTTGCAAAAAGGAAATAAAACAGAATTCCACACTGTTCTTGAATCTTGATATAAGAGGTGCTTCTAACTGCAACATGAGCCTTTGTGAATCATGTGCGAATGATTTTGCACTTTTTACCTTTGGGAACATCATAGATTACAACCACAAAATACCAGAAGAACAGGAGAAACAGAAAAATGAAACAGACTGATGTAAAAGACTTTATCAACCGTGTACAGGAAACCGAAATTGAAATCAAAGTAAAAGGCGGAAAAATTGAAAAGAACTTCGCTAAAGGTACAGCTGGAAGCATTGCCTTTCTATTCACCGATATTTACGCCCGACTTATAATCGGCGTTTTCGGCAAAACTTCAAAGAAAGACGCTCTTGAAGCAATGAACAAAATTCACGAAAACGCAACGGTAAGAGTACAGGAATTCTTTGAGAAAAAAAAGAAGTCGTGATTTCTCACGACCTCTTCTCTTTTACAAAGTTTAAAAATTGCTTGCTATCGCAAGTTCCCGGCTTGTTGAAACCGTCATGTCCTCAAATTTGCCGTCACACGAGCAGAAAAGAGCGTCAATCGTTTCAATCTTCGCTTGATTCTCCTTCATTCGGCAAAGGGCATTGAACAAAGCCGGGTTTTCCTTCTTCATGTCGTTGTTGATTACATCGCGCTCGTCAAAAAATGAATTGAACGCATCCCATTCTTCGTTGGAAAGATTCTGCACTTTTAGTGCCGTTCCGTAAATTTCGCCTATAGTCATATCGTTATCTCCTCTTAAAAATGTATCGTTGGGTTGTTCTTTTAGTCCGTCAGAGTGGACTTGTTGCGGTAATTCCTCGGCTTTCTGCGCTCGCCGAAAGTCCTTTCCTGCGCTATGCAGTTGTCAAAAGTTCCCTCCCCCTTCAAGTAGGAGAGCTTCATCATGCCAAATGTCGTAACCTTGCATTGTTCCCCGGCGTGTCCGTTCTGCGCCGTGATAATGCGATTTACCAACATTCCGCTTTCTATTCCCCTCTGGGTTGCAGTCCAACCGTCACCGCCACGCATGATATAGCCGTTATCAAAGAACCATTTGATAAGTGCTTTCTGCGGCGTAAGCCCCAAGAGCTTCGCAACATCACGGAAAGATTTTTCCTTGCTTCGCTGCTTCATATCCCCGGCGTAAGTTTCCCAAGAATCAGCGGACGGCTTCATCTGCGCTATCTGCCTGTTCTTTTCCTCAATCTGCTTTGCTTGATTTGCCGCAATCTGCAAGGCTTCCGCATAAGTTTTCGGTACATTGTAGCCGCCTGTCTTTCTGATTGACGGCAAGACTTCACTTGTTACCCAATGCTTGAATTTCTTTGCGGATTCCAGCTTTGAGCCAAGAATGAGCGAATACAAGCCGCTTTCGTTGATGATTGTTACATTTTGCTTTCCGCCGGGGGTGTCTAAAACGGACACCCCTTTATCATCATTATCAATGTGTTCTCTGACGGCTTTTGCAGTTTCCTTATATCCCAAAGACACCGCAACATCTTTTCCAACAAACCACGGCTCGCCGTTAATTACGACCGTCCGCACATTTCCAAATTCAGCACTGTTGAATGTCATTACATCATTCCGTGCTAAACCAACGGCATTTTCAGCCGATAAACTAATTGGGTTTTGCATAAAAGCTCCTTGTGATTTTAGGCAGTAGGTTTGCAGACTTGAACACCTAAAATCACTTGTTTTATTAAAATTGCCATACGGCTATTTTATATTATTATTATTATTCCATTTAGAAATCTTTGTCAATATTTTCTTTCAAAATAATTTCTTTTTGACTATTTTTCACTTGTCTTTTTTTCTAAAAAATACGATAATAGCAATGTAATACGAATATGAGTACAGAAGATGAAATCAAAGCCTTTTATGAGCGAGTTAAGGCGAAGTGCAAGGAAAAAGAAATCTCACAGATAGAACTTTGCGAATCATGCAGAATAAACTTGCAATCGCACCGAGGTAGGATTTCCAAAAATGTTGCCCCAGATGTATTTGATGCTTGTAAAATTGCAGAACGGCTTGAAACTTCCGTTGAATATCTTGCTACAGGCAAAGAAAAGAACATCTATAAAAAGAAGTATGATACGCTTCTTGCAGATATTGAAAGGTTTATCGAAAAAGTGAAAAACGATTGACATTTTTTATTACAATCTGTAGTAAACACCTTTTTTATTTGCGAATTTGCACAAATTTGTATTATAATCATACATAGGGTAAAAAATGGCAACTTGTTATATTTGTGGGAAATCTCATGCAGAATATAGGCGGTCTGTATATACAGGCAATTCTAACAGAATCGGTGTAAGTACAAGAGGAAATGTACATACTTCTACAACAGCACATTACGGCATGAGATGTGTTTGTGCAAAATGCGCCTTAGATATTGATTATAATAATAAAAGAAATGCTGGAACTTGGGGCATAATTGTAGGAAGCATTTTAGGCGCAATTTCAGTATTTGCATTGTTTATAAATCCCGGTGTAGGTATTGCAGGATTAGCATTAAGTCTTTGTATTGGGGTTGTACCTGTTCAAAATGCACATGAAAAAGCTAAAAAATGGTATGAAGAAAACAATCATAATTACATTGATTCTTATGATTTGAAGCAAGAGATAGAGCAGAATCAGAAAAACATTAAAATAATCGAAGAGCAGAACAAACACAAAGACGAATTTCAAGCACTTGGTAAAACATTTGGGAACAGGATTCAGCAAGAAATGGGAATTCTTGCGGCGAAAGGGGATTTATTAAACGCAACATTTAACAATAAAGTAGTTCATACAGTAGAAGAATGTGACAATATATTAAAAACATTAAAAACCCTAGAATCAGAAGTTAATACTCAAACCAAAGAACTGCAAGCATTGTGTAATGATTACATAAAACAATGTAAAAAATTTGACTTTGGCAATGAGTTTATGGACAATTTTTTAAATTCCGTTGAGGGTGTCAGAAGTCAATGTACAAATGCCATCAATGAATTTATGAACCAATTAAAACTAGGTGAAACCCAACTGTTACAGGCAAAAGCGACAATCATAAGAAGTGAGAATTCTTAGATTTTCACTATTGCTGAACATTGATATTTATGCTCATTGCTTCCATAGCGTCCTTTAACATCTGACCGTTTGAAGTCTGCTGCTTGATTGCTGATAATATCAGTTGTAAAAGAGTTTTCATTTCTCCTGCATTGATGATACCGTCTGATTTTTGAGTTTCATATACACTTGTTAAATATGGCTGGTCTCTCTTTATTTGAGCGATAACCTTATCAACGGTTGTTCCGTTTTCCGTTGCCACACCATTAACAAGAGGTGCCGCTTCGTTTTTCAAGAAATCATCGAAACTATAAGGAACAGAAAGACCATACCATTTTTTTTGTGTTCCCGGTAAAGAATACTTGAAATCATCGTCTAAGTTGCTAAACGGAGATAAAATTGCTGCATTGCCTACTCCATATTCTTTTTTCTGAATAGTTTGCAAAATTTCATCAAAAGACATATTTTCAAATGAATTGGCGACACCGCTTGTATCAAGGTTGTTTTTATCTTCGGCTGAAAGCGTTGAAGCATAATCAAGTATTTTTACTGCTATATCTGCATCATTTCCTTTTGCATTTTTAAATCTTTCTTTTAATGTTTTATAAGCCCTTTTATCTTGGCTACCCCAAACGCTCTTCTCTCCATACAAATCTCCCATTATTGCGTCAAAATCCATTGCATTAGGATTTCTCTTTTCGTCATTTTTCTCTATCTTTGTGCCGTTCTTAGCCTTTATTTCATCAAGAATACTCTGAGCCGTAGTAATTCCTGTAGAAGCAATCTTCTGAACATCAGTCTTTATATCCTCTATAGTTTTTTGTGCCTGTGTTTCCTTTGTAGTCATTGTTGGGTCTGATGTAATTTTTTCTATATCATCATTCGTAAAAACCCCATTTACAGCCCATGTTTTCATCATCTGGACTGCGCCTGTATTGTTCAAACCCCACATTTGAGAAAGCATAGTTGCGGCACTCAAAACATCGCCTGTTAATGTGCCGTCTTCACCATAGCCGATGTTAAACTGCTTTGATAAAGCGTCCATAGTTACTTCGACAGTCTTAGTGCTAAGACCTTTTTCCATTGCCATAAAAACATCAAGAGGCGTACCAGTATAAAGCGACAAACCAGCATCTTTTTTGCCTATATCAAATGTTTTCATATAAGCGTCAAAACCTTCTTTCGTCTTTCCGATAAGGCTCTGTGCAACTTGAAAGTTCATCACGGCTGCAACAGAATCAAGATTTGTAGAGTTTTCAATAGATGAATTTATCCCGGAAATTTTTCTGGCAGCGTTTTCACCGCTCCACATTGCGTTATTGCCTGTGAGTTTAGAGAAGAAAGACATATTCCTTGCGACTTCATCAGCTCCATAAACAAAGCCCTTTGAAATTCCTTCTTCCATTACACCCTGCATACCACGCAAGAATTCCGAAAGTTGCCCCTTCTCCATTCCGCTTGCGGTCAATCCGCCGTAAGCAATACCGAGAGCGTTTGTAGCACCGTTTGCGCCACCATAGCGTGAAGCATAACCTACAAAGTCAATAAGCTCACTTCTTCCCGCTCCTGTCGCTCTCTGCCATTTGAGAATTGAATTTGCGTCAATTTCTGCGTTTTCGCTTTTATATCCATACTGCGCAAGCTGATTCTTTACTTCAACACCTTCATTTGTGCTATAACCTGTTTCACCTCTGGAAACAAGGTCAGCCATACGCGCATAACTGTCTGCGATTTTGCGTGAATTCTCTATTGCGTTACCTTGATTAAGGTTTCCGTACATACTAAGAGAATCCATTGTTGGAGTTGCTTCTTTAATCCAGCCGTTCAACTCCGTAACTGCCCGGCGTTGTTCGTTTGTGTCAAAAACCTGTATTCCGCTTTTAATCGTACCGCCAATAAGCGGAATCTTAGTCCACCATGAGTTTTCTTTTTCTGTGATATTTGCGTTAATTACATCGCCGTTAAGATACTGCCCTTCTGCTGCAATATCCGTTTGAGTTTTCCCGGAATAAGTCTTTAATCCCATGTCTACGGCTTTTACTACGCCTGCAGCAATCGCCCCACCTATTCCAAGTTTGCCGAGAAAACCTAACTGACCGCCACCAAAGAACTGCTTAAATAAATTTATTGCTTTATTTCCGTCATTTTCGCCGTTTTTTTCTGCTTCGGCGGCTTTTAATTCTTTCACAAGTCTTTGCTTATTTGTTTCTAACTGTGAAATAGTTTTGATGTTATCAGCGAACTCTTTTGATTCTGAATTCATGTTTAACATATTGGAGTGCATTTCACCAAGTTTTTCATCACAAAAGCCTATCTCTGTTTTCAACCGTGCAATATTTGCATTTCGTAATTTTTCCACGAAAGATTCACTTTTTTGATAAAACTCTTGATTATATATTTGCTCAACAGAAGGGCGATTATTATTTTGCATTTGTGTCTGCATTACGCCAAAAAGATTTGCAACACCTTGAAAAGCCTGTGTTAATTCATCTGCTGAACCTTTTGCATTATTGAGGTAGTCATAAATGGCATTGCGCTTTTCTCCTGCGGTCTGCAACTTCGCCATTTCCTCATATAACTCTCCAATGGAACCAGCAGCACCCCTTGCGCCCTGCTGTAATTGAGAAGTGTCTAAGCCTACGCTAATACCAATATCCGCCATAAAATCACCTCAAAGAAAACAGATAAACCGCTCCCTTGCAAAAAGAGAGCGGTTTTTCAAGCCTTAGTAAAAAATCATTCAATCTGCTTTGCGTTCTTTGACTGAATGGCAGCAATAATAAGTCCGGCAATAATTCCCACAAGTCCAAAAACCATAGTCATTACAGTTGTCATTGTTTCCTTGCTGAATCCGCCGAATCCAAGCAGATATGCGCCGATACCGACCAAGCTAACCGCAAGAAAGGCAAGCCATGTTTTCTGTGTCTTGTCGCGTTTCTGCCAAAGCTGTGAAGTGGCAATTCCTGCACCAAACATTGTAAGTGCAAAACCTGTCATGTCGGCAAGCTCAAACTTTGCAAAGTACGCAATAGCGACACCTGCAACAACCATCAGCAAACCAATGATAAGAAAAATATTCTTTTTCATATCTTACCCCCTGCCTTAAAAGGCATTTTATATTTATGAGCATACCGCCCATTTTCCCCTTTAAGCCTTGTACAATCCGCCCAAAAGATTCTCACGGCTTCTGAAAGCAAGTTTTACGCCGTCCTGCTTGAAGCCGTCCTGTTCAAGAACAATGAAATACTTCGTGTTGTAGATTGCCACAAGAATAGCGACATGACCGTATTTGTTTGTTTTGCTCGCTCCCCAGACAAGGACATCGCCTGCAGAATAATCAGCAAGCAAATCTTCTTTTATGACTTTCAGCTTGCTGCCCGGATTCTTGATAATATCCTTTGCCCCGCCGTCAGCACCGAGAGCCGGAAACTGCGGAACATTCAGAACATCTTTGTAATACTGTCGCGCCAAATCTACGCACTGAAAAGAGCCGTCACCCTTGAAGTTTTCGTCTTTGTAATCAACTTTCGTACCCTTGTATGTGTTTATGAACTGTGTTAATGTCATGCTCATTTGTCACTTTCTCCCTTATACTTCTTTTTCAAGTCGTTGTAGTTATCTTCCAATTCCTCATAGTAAATCTGGAAGTCACTAATCTGGATAATCCAATCTCCCGGCACTGTTACTGTGTCGTCCGGGTTTCTTACATCGCCGTACAATTCGGGAAAAAAAGGAAAGTTCAGTTCTGGCAAATAAGGCTTTTCGATGTACTCAACCTTTGTGCTTGTGCAACCTATCAAGAGCATTGCCAAGAACATCGCCATTATGCAAATCATTGATTTTTTCATTTGCTTTCTCCCTGTTCTTTTTCAGAACACTAATCGTGTATTCCAATTCGGAATTCGTCTGTTTCGCTTCGTTTATCTGCTGCACGAGCTTGTCAATCGTTTCCTTCTGCGACTTTCTCTTGCCAACAGAGAGCCGCCACAAAAAAAAGAAAATCAAAGCTGCAAAAAGAAAAACGGCGCAAACAATCAGAAGAAGTTTAATCGCGGCTGTCATTGTTTTCTTTTCCCATTCCCTTTAGTTTATCTACAAGACCGTCAATAATAGCCTTGAATCCCTGTATGATTGTCTGATAAGCAATCTGCACACAACCGACTGTAAGAAGCCCACCGATTACCCAGATTGGTAATTTCTCAATGGCAAAGAAGCAACCGAGAGAAAGCGGAATCATAATAAGAGCATAGATTTTAGTCTTTTCTGTTTTCAGAAAGTTCTTGATGTACTCTTCAATTCCTACAGTTGCAAAAGCTGCAACACAAATTTTCAAGATAAGCTGTGAATCAATCATTTTTTTAGCCCCCTGTTTTATTTTGTTGTGGATAGCCACTTTTCTACGCTGTTTCGGTTAAGTCCTGTTCCGGGAATGTAAAGGTCTGAAAGAATTGAGATTGCATTGGTGGGGAGAACGCCATTATTTTGCACTTTCTCCCTAACCCTGCAATCTATGTCATTGATAGTATTGATAAGCTCGTATTTTTGACTGCTCAAATCCCGGAAAGAAGCAAGAATCTGATACATAAGATTCCGCACAAAGTTTATCTCTGCCACACAGATATTATGAAGGACTTCGTAATCCCCCATTACATCAAGCCAATTCGTTTGCATAAATTCCCGGAAAATATCGGCAAGCCGCTGATAGTTTGTTTCTGCAAGTTCTTTTAATTCAGAATCCGACTTATCTTTAAGATGATTTCTTTCGTATATCTCCATGCAGAATTTGTACATTTCGTTATAAAGGATTCGCATAAGAAGTGAAAAGATATTTATAGTAAGCCCGGCATTTTCAGCCCCGCTCTTGTTCAATGCTCCCATGTAATCAACCGTAATTCTTTTTACATATTGGTCAATCTGAACCTGTACCACCCTTTTAGCCTGTAAATGCAGGTCGTTTACACCTTCTGCCTGCTCTTCCTTAATCTTGTACTTAAAATCTGCGTAATCCGTTACGACTTTTACAATTTCCGACTGCGTTTTCTTGCTCGAAAAAGAAACGCTCTTGTCGCCAACTTTCACGGATAACTCTTTGATTGTCTTTACGATTATTAAAATCGCACACAACACAAAGATTCCTATGATAATGAGATTAAGCGGTGTACTTTTAGATATGAATTCCAACATTGCCCTAAGTCCTTTTCCTGTAGAAATAAAAAAGCCGCCGAAAGACAATGGCGTGTCATTTCAGCGGCTTTTGTTGCTACAAAATACCTTTTATAGTAAATTATACGATATATAGAATTAAAAATCAATGAGTTTCTTAATTATGTGATTATGTAATAGTAATGCTTCCCGCTCTTTCTTTGCTGAATTGTAGCTTCAAAAGGCATTTGCTCCTTATACTTTTCAAGCTGCGTAAGAATTACTTCGCTAGAAGAAAAAGTGACATACTTAACACCTTTTTCTTCATAAGAAAACTGAATCATTGCGCAATACTCTGATTGGAATTGAGAACGCATTTGAATGTATTTCCAAATGATTATTTGCTTGTCTATAATATCTTTAAACGAAACTTTGTCACCTTCAAGGTGTTCATCGTCCGTTGCGAAGTCTGAAAACTTGTGCATATCTCTATTATACTCCCACTATGCTGCTGTATTCAATGGAATATACTTTTCCCTTATTTCATCTATTCTCATACTTATTGCAAGATTATGAGCATTGGCGTGTTGTAACCAACCAGAAGCACTTGCAAGTTTAGAGCGTAACTGTTCTACGGTCAATTCTCCGGCTTCAAACTGTTCTGGAAGTTTTGCTATGTTATTCTTCATACGCTTTGCCGTACTCTTCCTTACAAGAATATAATTATCAAAAAGCCTATAGCCAAGACAATCTACGCCCTGTTTTACATTGAATACATTTGCTTTGCTATACTCCAATCCCATTTGTTCCCAAATAAATTCTTCTATTCGTTTTCTGCACTCATGCAAATATGCTTTATCATTGCCGAATAACCAGAAATTATCACAATAACGCAAATAATCATGTATGCCTAACTCATGTTTGCAAAACAAATCTAATTGTGTTAAATGGAAATTCCCATGCCATATACTTGTAAGGTTTCCAATCGGGATATTTCTCTCTCCCGGAAACGAATATATATTATCTTCCAATACTTCAAGGAATCTGTTATCTCTGATTTTAGCTTTGTATTGATTAAACAGTTTGTCATGCCAGATTGACGGATAAAAATGATGTATATCACCTTCCATACAAAATGTATTTCTTCTAAGGGCTTGCATACATCTTTGTACTGCTGCCTGTTGTCCGCGACCATCAAGACAAGCGTAACTATCCGCTATAAAATAACGCTCGTAATAAGGTTTTAATACATTTACAATAGCGTGATGTTCTATTCTGTCTTTGAATGGTAATACATAAATTATACGCTTTTTCGGCTCATAAATCGTCATACTCTGATACTTCGATGTATGATAAGTGCCGTCTATATTTTCTTGCCTTAATTCGGCAAGGTTTCCATCAGAATCTTTTTCAAATTCCTGTACTAATTTCTGCTTTGATTTTCCTTTTCCTGCTAATGTATGTGCAATACCAAAGTTATCTTCCGTAATAAACGGAGTCCACAAATTACCCCAAGTTTTCATAGACAGAAAAGGCAGCCCTGCATTTGCATATTGCTACTAGTAGGGCTGCCACTCCTTTTCGTGTTTAGGCATTCCGCCAGAGTGAAAGATTCAGCCGGAGTTACTCTACCCCGTATCGACCCGCGCCCCCCGATATTCGTATTCACATTGGCACGCGAATTGTTACCATTCCGCGCACGAGAACCGCAATTCGAAGAATTGTTCCAATTGCCGCCCGCCAGCAAGGCGCGATTTAACCTTTCACTACTTCTTTTAATATATAACAATAATTTGATTGATTCAATTACTGTTATCCCTACAAATAAAGCTAGAATGTGGGCGGCTTACGCCGCACCACTAAGCACCGCTACGCGGTGTCGTTTTTCTTTTTTCTTTGTGCGGTCTTACGCTTTTATGCGGCTCGACCCGCGCCCCCCGAAATTCGCATACACAATGGCACGCGAATAGTCACCACCCCGCGAACGAGAACCGCAATTCGAAGAACTGTTCCAAGCGCCGCCCGCCAGCAAGGCGTAGGAAGAACCATAAGTTTGACCAAACTTTACACCACCTGCATAATCTGACCAATCAGAACCGCCGTTAGCAGAAACATCTCTAAGCCATTGCCATACTCCACCACAGAAGTCCTCGCCACCTCTTGCGCTGACCATACGGCGACCAGCAGAATCTACATGACCACCTGCGGTAGTAATTGACGATTCAGCAGCACCAGATATAGATGTCTGCTCGTTACTTCCCATAGCTCCAAGTGTAAATTCAGCGTCAGAAAGAAGCTGTTTACCGACTGCAAGCATATCGTCTGTATGATTTACCTGCGCTCTACTTCTTGTTGTTGCACCACCGTAAACAGATTTTGTAAGACTTCCTCTTCCACTTTGCAAATAAATGTCTATAGCTACATCAAGCTCTTTTACATAGAACATTCCATCGGCAGAAGAAAGCGGCATAAATCCGATACAGAAAATACTTTCCGGGATAATATCACCAGCGCTCCAACCAGCAAGAGGGTGAGGTACAGTGAAAGTGTTGAAGTTTGTTCCTGTTGTAATGTTAGTAGGTGTTTTTGTGTAGAATTCCTTAAAGTCTGAATCTTCGTCAGTATAAGGAATCAAAAGCATAGGCTGAATATCTGTTATAGCCGTAGAATCTTTGTGACGCATAGTTGTGTCAGCAGGAATTGCTACACATTCCGTGTGGAGCTGTCCGATTCTGCGAGTATTTTCAGTTGTGTAATTTTCCGAAACATCGCTAGGAGCTGATGAATTGATAGAAGCTACAAATTTTGTTCCTTCGCCATTCGGTACAAGGTAAATATAATAATCTTTACCTGCGAGTGTTAAATACTCCGACAAATCAATGTGTTTTTCTGTGTCTGCATAGAATACACGGCTTGAATCAAGCGGAATATAAACACCCTTGTCAATTTTAACCGATTTATGGCTAGAATCAGAGAAGTCAAAACGCAACCATCTTTTACGAGGAAACCAGATATTTCTTACACCACGACCGATAGTTGTATCAAGAGCGGCTACCTGTGAATCTGTATAATGCTTTGTAGCAATATCATCATCTTCTTCCGGCTCTGCCATTTTTGCGCGTCCGTTCTCGTCACGCATAACGAATTTGTGAGCCTGTTTGTCAGAAGTGAAGTTTGCTTCTGTAAAATCAAGTTCATCAGTGCCGATTATGTAAGTGTTGCCCGGCAAAAAGAAAACCTTCCCCTTATTCACTGTTCCTGCTGCTGCAAAAACAAGTTTGTGGTCAAAGGCTGTTGTCGATTCTTCGTAGTCGTCCGCTCTGTTCCAGCTTCCTGTCTGAACTTCCCACAAGCCGTTTTCTTTTTTGTCTGTCTGGTCTTTCAAGAAAACAATCTGACCTGCTGTTACAGAAACGCCGTCAATAGTTGTTTCCCCACCTTCGGTTACATCAATATTTTCTGTTGAAACTGCTGCCGGAACATCTTCAAGATATTCATAGCGTGAGAAAATATTGTTTGTGTAAGCATAGACACCATTGCAGAAAGTCACGATAGCCTTAATAAGCTCTTTTGTGCTTTCTACAGATTCGTGAGAAACCTTATTCAATGTCATGCTCTCGCCAACAGGCAAAAGGCTTGCATTGATTGAGCCGGATTCAGTGCCGAATTTCAGCATTGCCGCAACAATGGAATTATTCTTGTGTGTGCCATCCTCATTGTGCTGTGTAAGATAGCTCCGAATGAGTGAAGCAAGGTAAATCGGCGCAAAAGTAGAATCTTTATCAGCCGTCCAATTCACATTTTCACCGCCCGCAACTCTTGAAGAAACATTTTCAATCAAGTCAGATGTAATGTTAAGAGTGCCAGCCGGAACAGAAATTTCAGCGATTTTTACGCAACCTTCATCAACTGCAGGCGCAATTTCAGAACCGTTTGAACCTTTCTTTACAGAAATAGTCAGCACAACTTTTTTCTTTGTGTTGATGTGTTCAAAAGTCTTAACTTTTGTGTCCGGGTCGATAAATGCACGGCTCTGCTCGTCAAAGCCGACTTCTGAAATAGCAACCTGCACAATGTCCTTACGGTCAAGTGTGTCGTCAGCAGCTTCAACAGAAACAGGCTTAGTCATTTCTGTTTCAATTCCTACTTCCTTGTTTGCGTCACAATACGCAAGCAAGCCGTCAACCTGTACATTCATTCCGCCGTTTGTATATGGTGCTACAGAACCGCCAAGAATGAAGTTATGCCCGCTCCCAGATACAATAGTTTTCAGTACAAGTGCAATGTTCTTATACTGCTGGTCGTGAGCATACTGAAAGTCTGTCGCTTTCACGATTTCGTTTTCAAGCGTTACCGCTCCTGCCAAATTAGACATATAAAATGCCTCCTCGATATTTTATTCTTCCGCACTTTCACGAGTGACTAGCTCAATGAATGGCGTTGTTCCCGCAGCAGCCACAATCTCAAGCAATTCTTCGTAAACTGCCTGCGATTTAGTGCCTGTAGCTCCATACACAAATGCGTTGTCGTAATAAGACATTGAATCATAATCAATCGTGATTACATCGCCGTCCGTATTGCCCGCCATGCACCATGTATCAAGCTCTATATACGCCCTGCCGTCGAGGTTTGCAGTCGGTATAAAGTCCTCTTCCCCACCTGTTAAAAGTGGCGAAACATCAGCTATTGCAGCAGCAGAATCAAAGTCATAGAAGCTCTGGTCTGCACTGTCTATTTCTTTTACATCTTGCGTACCTTCTGCGAAGAATCCCGCAAAGTCCAAAACAGGAGCTTTAATCGGGTCAGCTTCGCCCGGCGCAAGAATAAGCGTTGAATCACTGTGAACGCCTTTGAACTGAACGATTACAGAGAATGTAATGCTTCCGTCCATTGCAAAAAGCCTTGTATAATCAAGGTATGTTTCAATGTCCACATATTCAAAAGTGATTGTCACCGCGCTGACATCAGAATCAGTAATAAAGAACAGGCTTTTAGCATCCCATTCATCAGAAGAAAAAGTTGCGACACATTTATTCTGTTGCCATGCTCCGAAATCACCCGCTTTCGTACAGTAATAGCGACCGTTATTATCCCTTACAGATACACTTATCTTTCCCTGCACAAAGAAATGAAGAAAATATGTAGTGTCCTGTGATACGGAAACAATCTGCGAGCATGAACCAACAGAAGAAAAAGCCATACCCAAAGCACCGCTGAAATTCGCCTGCTGTGAATATGCAGCCCCGCCTTCAAGTGCCCATGCAGACATCTTTTCAAAATCCGGGTCAGCAAGAATATTAAGGCTAGGTTTATCCGTGCTGTTGCGAATCCATACCGATTTTGTATCAAAGTAGGTCTGCAAGATATGAAGGATATTCCACTTGTCGCCCCAAATATCATCACCGTTTCTGTGCAAAAGCAAACCAATTCTGTTCTTGAAAGATTCGTCACTTTCTTCATACATTCTTTTAAGAACGCTGAACAATGCGGCGCATTTTTCAAAGCGTTCACCGCTCATGTTGTAAAAATCCGTGTCGTTACACCATTCAGAGCGACAAGTTTCAACACCAGAAATCAGCTTTTCCATTGTGCCGTTTCCATTGTCAGCAAGAAGAGCTTTGAATATGATTCCTTTTCTGTTTATGAGAGTAGAAAAAGGACTTTTTATAAAATCGCCAAGTTTCATTTTTAACTCTCCACAACTGTAATTTCTGCGTTTCCAAACCGTGCAATCTGCTCACTATTTACGGTAAAGTTTTCAGTCGGTGATTTAATCGTAACATCAGACACATAAGACAATGCCCGGATTTTTGCGACAATCGTTGAAAGAATAACCGTACCGCCAATACGGAGCGAATTTACATAAGATTGAACAATCTTTTTAATCTCTGCCTGTGTTTCTGCCGTATCAACATCACCTGTAGAAACTTCAATCTCAAAATCAACAGGTACGGCGGTTGGAGCAAGATAGCGGGCGTTTACTCCCGGTGCAAGGTGTCCGTTCTGCGTTTCCGTTCCTTCAACGGCTTTCTTCACTTCCTGCAAAAGTTCATCGCTTGCCGTTCCAGAGCCATCGTCAACATAAACCGAAACATGATAAACATTCTTCAACGGTGGCTTGTGATTCTTTACCGATACAGAGCGTACAGAATCAACGCTTAAAGCTGCGTCCTCAATGCCGTAAAGATTTGTGCCGGAAAGTCCGGCGAGTTTCTTTGTAAACCGTTCTTCTACTTCCGCGTCTGTTTCTTCGTTTGTTCCGCCTGTGATTGCGTTTTTGTTTGTTACGGCTGAAATGTCGCTAGGTACAGATGAATCAATACTTGTAATTGCCCCAGCTTCCAAGTTATAGTCACTTCCGGCTTCTTCTGCCTTTATCGTGATTTCATCAGAATCAACCGCGCCAGCTTCAATAGCTCCGGCTTCCGTTGTTACAAAATTAAAACCATTCCCCGAAACCTTCACGCCCGAAGGAATAACCGTTCTTGCGTCCAATGCACTAGCCCGGCTGAATGTTACTTTTCCGCTTGCATAAGTTCCGCTTTTCTTCTCAAACTTAAATACGGAATAAATCAGCATAATCAAGCCTTGATTGAACCCGGAACGAATGGCAATATACACTCTTTCCACAATGCGGCAAAAAGTGTCTAAAATCGTGTGAATGATAGAACCTTCGTTAAAGTCGGTTATCTTGTTCTGCCTTGCAATCATATTCGCGCAGGCTTCTTCCATAAGTTCATCGTATCTTTTGATGTCTGCCATATTTACACCTCTTCATTCATTTTTTGTTTATTTCCGTTTATATCCGTGTAATCCACGGCAATATAAATCTTGTCATTGTCGCTGCTTGCCGAAATCTCGTTGATTTCCATTACGCGAGGGTCAGCTAAAACAGTCTGCTCAACCGTACTCAAAAGGTAATTCTTTACGGCTTCTTCTCCGATTTGTGCCTTGATACCGTAAGCGTTGTACCTTATGCGTTTTTCCGAAGCTGTTGTAAGGCGCATTGCGATAGCTTGATTAAGGTTTTCAACGCTGCTTGTTGTGGCAAAATCTCCGTTCTGTACGGCAAAATCGCCCTCATCATCAAGCGCAATGTCACGACCGTAATTGTCAGTATCTCCCGGAATGGCATAGATACGGTTGTTTGCGTTTGATTCGTCTGGCGAAAGAATAGGAATCTTTATAATCGTTCCTGCTTCTATTTCATGCTCATTCTGAATATTGTTGTAGTAAGCAATAAGACTTGCATAATCCGCATTTCCGAAAAACTTTTCGGCGAGTTTATCAAGCGTCATTGTTGAACTCATGCGGATTTTCCGGGAATCGTACACATAAGCGATAGCGTCATTTCCTTCTGTATCAACATAAACAACAGGCTCGTACATCGTCTGTTTCTGTTTTACGGCTGCAACAATTTTACATACGCAAGAATTCAACTCTGTTTCCGCGTCAATCAGAGAATCTTTCTTATCATCATCAGTTTCTAACATCATAATCAGCTCCATTTTGCGTAAAGCGTTATATCAGATGTAACAGAACTACTAAAATCATAGCCCTGTGTCAGTTCTTCATCAGAATCCCAGCCACTAAATGCGCTTCCGCTCTTAGTTGGATTGTCCGGCTGTGTTACCGTGTTTCCGTATTCAATAGTCTGTGGGTCTACTTCCGAACCGCCGTTAGATTCAAAAGTAACCGTGAATGTGTCCGGCTGCCATTTCGCCCAAACAGTCATGTCATGCACAATCGCCGTGTCAAAGCTGAATTCTTTTGTTAGTTCTTCATCAGAGAACCAGCCTTCAAAAGTGTTTCCTGCCTTTGCAGGTACAACTCTTGTTGCTTTCTTGCCGTTCTCAATCGTCTGTGTCGGAATAGTATTACCGCCGTTAGAATCGAAAGCAAAACTATAAGAACTTCCGAACCAGCGAGCGTATAAGGTCAAATCAGATGTAACAGGCGTTGAGAAACTAAATTCTTCTTCAAGGTATTTATCCTTACACCACATAAAGAATGAGTAGTTTGTCTTTGTCGGCATAATCGGGAATACAACGAGTTTTCCATGCTCTACGCTCTGGCTTTGTACGCTGCTTCCGCCGTTACTGTTAAATGCTACTGTGTACTGATTCAAAACCCACCTTGCGTAAAGTGTGGTATCTGCCGTAATCGGTGTTGTAAAGTCGAATTCGTTTGTTGCCCCCGAATCTGTACACCAGAAATCAAAAGTGTAACCGTCTTTTGTCGGTTGTTCCGGGATTGTTGCCGTACCACCACCTATTACAGTCTGCTTTTCTACCGCACTTCCGCCGTTTGCGTCAAAAGTCACATCGAAATAGCTCTGTGTAAACTTTGCATAAAGAGTAATAGATGAAGTGATATTCTGGCTGAAATCAAATTCCGTTGTACACTCAGCGTCCGAAAACCAGCCGCCAAAAACACAATTATCTTTAGTCGGATTATCCGGCTTTACAACTTTATTTCCCGGCTCTACACTCTGCGAAGGAACATCAGAACCGCCCTTGCTGTCGAATGTGACAGTAACCGCCGTTATTCTTGCCCATGCAGCATAGATAGTCGTATCTTCATTTATCACGGTATCAAAATTAAAGGCGATAGTTGCCGCATAATTTGAACACCATTGAGTAAAGTTATATCCTGCTCTTGTCGGGTCAGTTTCCGGCTTTGTGGCTTTTCCGCCAATATCAACCGTCTGCGAATCAACAGCAGAACCACCGCGAGAATTGAAAGTGACAACGGCTTTTTTCTGTACCCATTTTGCAAAAAGAATAATATCAGCCTTAATCGGTGTGTCTTTGAAATTGAATTCTGTGTCCGGGCTTGAAAGCTGATACCAATAAGCGAATTCGTAATTCGTTCTTGTCGGGTCAGTTTCCGGCTTTGTTGCAGATTGAGAATAAGAAACCGATTCTGTTATCTTGTCTACCTCTTCTTCTTTGACAATAAAATGTCCGCCGTTTGCGTCAAATGTTACGATAAACTTTTCATCTTCGCTTATGCTTCCGCTCTTCGATGTATCATCAGAAAGCCCCATTGCATCATTGAATTCTGTTAATTTTCCACATAAGGCGGCACATGATTTTGCTGAATTATAAGTGGCATTTACGGTAGATGTACCAATTAAAGCCCTTTCAAAGCCACCTATAACTTGAATTGCTTCTTGTGGATTGTCAATGTTTTCTATAAGTTTGCTAGTTTCGTCTATTTTTGCTTTAATATCAGCACAAAGCCCTGCTGCCATTTCAACCGTTGCAAAGGCTGTGTTGATAGTTTCAAGAACATTTTGCGCCCCGGAAATAAAATCAGCTACACCGCCACCGAAAAGACTTGGAATTGATTTCTTGTCCTCATAATATCCAATCATTTCGAGTGTGTAATTGTATGTAAATGGCTTGTCTTTTGACCTTTTGATTTTGAGTGACTTAATCTGTACCCGCCACCAGCTATTTTTAGAAGGGCTTCCGGCTGCAATCTGCAAAGCCGACATCTTAGAAAGGTCATACAGATAGACTTTCTTTCCTTCAAGGTTTTCAAGTTTCCCGCTTCTGTAGAGTAAATCACGCAACTTGAATATTTCTTTTTCGCCTGTCAGATATTCGGGAACTGCTTTTGTTCCCCTGTAAATAAGTTTCTTTTCATTGTTTACTGTAGAGCCGGAAATGGTAATTTTGAAAGTATCGTTGCCGTAATCATCGAATACAGCACCGCCGAAAGTCTTTGTTTCGGTCACTCTTTGAGAATAGTCAAAATCTTCCGCTTCTGGAGGCAAGGCAAAAGTAAACACTTCTGAACCGCTGAAATTCAAAGCAGAACTAAGGCTAAAACCGTCTTCTTTTTGTAGCCCCATAATTTCAAGCATATAAGCCTTGTGCCATACTCCCAGATTCATTATTCTTGCCATTTTCTATTACCTCTACATCATGTTTCCGCTTCCAAAAGTCCGGCTTGAATTGTTGCAGAAACACCTACCATTTTTCCCTTTGCGCTTCCTGCCATTGGAGAAGAGCCACCACTAGGCGGAATAACCGTACCTACAACAGATGTTGTTACCTGTCCGGCTGAAATCATCGCATGAATTCCGCTTGCCATTTGTGCCGCAAGGTAAGTATCACCGCCACTTGTCATATTCGCCATAGCACGGCAAGCCGCAATCAGAATGTTCTCACAGATAGAAGATTGTACGCTTATACTTCCTGTGCCTTTTCCTGTAAAAGCACCTGCCGAAATTGCACCTGCGTCAGTTGTAGAAACAACTCCTGTCTGCGCATAATCCGCAACAGCTTTAGAAACCTTCTTTGCGAAAACGGTATCGTCACCGTCTGTCATGGAATTAAAAGCCGCGAGTAAATCATTTTTAAGTTTTGACTGTACTAAACTCATTTGAACACCTGCCCCCACTTCGCTTTAAGTGCCTGTATCTGTGCTATAAAATCCGGGCTTGCCGTATGACTTGCCGGGCTTCCTACTGTCTTTAGGCTTGCAAGATAACCGAGCAAGTCATTTATCATAGCTCCCAAAGTCGCTACAGTATTTCCAAGTTCAAGTTTTCCGCTTCCGCTTGACTTCAAGCCGACATCTTTTTGAGCCGTCAAAGTCAAAGCGTCCTGTGTTTCAAGCGTAAGAGCCTTTTTAATAGTCCGCTTAATTTCAGCGTCAGTCGAAAACTCAATCGTATCTTCTGTTATGTCAAAGATTGTATTTCCGATTGTTTCAACCTTTATTTCCGGGTCGTCTTTTTCAGTCAGTGTAAGTGTCGTACCGTATGCCTTAATCGTTGTTACTCCGCCGTCCGCTTTTTCGCCGTCCTCGCCTTGATTCACTTCTATGCTGATTGTTGCGTCACCTTCTTCCGGCGCATTACGGATTTTTTTAGAGCCGTTTCGGTAGTCGGTTTCAAAAGTCCAGCCCGAATTCTTTACAATCTTTCTTGTGTTTGCAGCGTTATCAAGTTCTTTCTTGTCGTCTGAATCTGTCTTAAAATCCGCATGAACAGCAGCAGAAAGAGCAAAACCGCTACCAATAATCACGGTGTCCGCTAAGTTTCCTTCCGGGCATACACAAAGAACGAAAGTATCAACAGGCGGTAAATATCGCTCACCGCTCAAATACCCTTTTTCATCATCAACAGTTACCCATGACTGAACCATAACGCGAACATTCGCAATTACATAACCGCTTGCCATTCTTACACGGCAAGTACAGTTTTCCGGGTGTACTTCCGTTACAGTTCCCCAGAATCCAATCATGTTTTTTATAGGCGGCATTGGAGCGGGAATTGTTGGATTGTTCATAGGTGAGGAATTACGATTTAATACAATGCTTATTTCTTTCGCCATAAATCACCTACAGAATATTGATTCCCTTAGCCTTTGCCGTATCAAGAAGCTGCTTAAAGAGTACATAGCGTTTTGTAATACCCTCTAATGGAGCAAACTTTTTCTTTTCATAGTTTCCGCCGCGTGATACCGTCAATTTTGTTTCCGGGTTTCCGCCGAAATTCCAAGTATGTTCAACTTCGTTTACATAGAATTCACCGCCAAGAAAAGAAACAATCTCACCACACATAGGCGTTTTTTCGTCTTTGCTCTCTTCTTTGTTTACAATAGTTGCGATTGTGATAGTGCCTTTTAACATCTCTTCAAGATGTCCGTACCATGCCTGCAGGCGTTCATTTAGTTTCTTTAAGGTTTCGGAATCCCCTGTGTATTCTGTTTCGGTTTTTCCATACCCATTAAACTGAACGGTAAGAGGGCTATATCCGTACATTTCTGCCTTTGCCTTGTAAAGAGCCAATTCATTCTTGCCGTAACCGTCTGTTTGTGCAGCAAGCCTTAAAGCCTTATCCTGTTCGATTGGTGAACCTATGATATATGAGAAAAACGCTGTATAAACTTCATCATCTGAAACATCAAAATCAAAACCTTTGACGATTGCAGGGTCTATTTCTATCTTGTTTTTTTCGAGTTTATCCCATGAAGAATATCCTAGTCCGTCACCCGAACAATCAAAAGGAACTTCGCGGACTTTAATTTTTGTCTTTCCTTTTTCGTCAATAAATGCAAATTTTTCATAAACAGGAAAAGGAATAATACCGCTCACAATATCCCAAAACTGCACCGTATTCTGTCCGTTAAAAACACTTGCGATTGGATAATTGATTTTTAACCCTTCTTGAATATCAAAGAAATTACTTCCAAGATAATTGCTGATGTATTTTTCCATTCCAGAATTACTTAACTGTAGATATTTCGTAGACATATTTACAGCGTGTTTCCAGATTGCTTTTAATACAGATGATACAGTCTGCGCTTCCTTTGCAAGTTCTGCTGTAAGGTCTTTGTTCAATGCGTTTTGCTCTACGAGCTGATTTGTCAATGACATAGCGTTAAGGTCAAGACTAATCTTGAATCTGCTAATAAGACTTGCTACTGATTTTCCTATTACACTGATTCTTAAACCGCTTCCCGGTTGAGCGACAAATTTCTTTCTGTTGATTACACCTACAAAATCGGGAACTTTATCATCGTTTCCGTCCTCATAGATTTTTACAATCTGCAACGGCTTTATTTCGTCAAAGTATGGATTGCTTGAATTTCCCGGATGCAAAGTGAGTGAAAAGCTACCGTCTGTATCATTTGTGGAGAATTTAAAAGAATATCCCTGTAAGACATTCTGCTCTTCTCCGGCTTGATAAATATGTGTTGTGTTTGATTTACGAAATTCTACTACAAGAATTTCAATCCCTGTTTTTGGCTTAAAATCAATAATCTTAACAATCGGCTGTGGGGCTTGTGCAATATAACGCGAGTAACCTTCTTTTTTGCCGTTTATCAAGCCATTCAGCACTTTTCCACCTCACCACAATCTTATTTTCTATAATACATTCATTCCGTTATTCTGTCAATTTATAGTATCTTTTACTGTTTTTAGTATTGACAAATAATAATTATCGGTGTAAATTCGATTTATAAACAAGAAAAGAGCGTTGAATCTCCCCTCGACATGATTGAACGCTTTTTTAAGGCGTTTACTGCCCGTGTAGTTGTCGAGGACTGCGCGGGCTTCTTTTTTTTTAGGAGCAGAAATGACTACAGGCGAATTCGCCGATTTGGTACACGACATGAGAGCCGCACAAAAAGAGTATTTCAAAACACGCTCAAAAGAAGCTCTCGAAAAGTCAAAGATTCTTGAATCCAGAGTAGACAGACTGCTTGAAGAAAGAAAGAACCGCGAAGCCGCAAAACAGCCGACTTTGTTCGATATTGTGTGAGGTGTATATGCTGACATTCCCACTTAAAAAACAATGGTATGAAAAAATCAAGTCCGGTGAAAAGACGATTGAATATCGGGAAGCAAAAGGCTATTGGTCTACCCGCTTGATAAACGCATATCTTGAAAACTGCACAAACAAAGAAGAATCTCTTTATCAGTATCTTACGGAAGAAGAATATGATAATTGGCTTGATTTGTATGAGATTTTCAATGCAGAAGCCTTAGACGTGGGCATACAGTGCAATATACCGTGTCTACTGAAAGACGGTTCT